TATGGTGAAACTTCACCATCTACTTCTTTAAAAGCTCCTAAAATTGCATCTACGATTTTGTTTTTGTTAAATTTAACTAAACGACCATCTCTTTTTTTGATATATTGCATATATCGACCTCCTCTAATTATGTATATAGTTTAAGAGTTATTCGGTCTTCCCACAGATTGTACATACTCCATTTACAAATTCATGCTTACAGATTGAACGAAGATATTCATTATCTTCCATTAATACTTGAACTTCTGGTTGAAGGATGAATACTGATGGGTCTAAAAGTTCTTTAATTTTTGCTTCATTAAAGAGAACTTTATTTCTTATTTCATCTCTTGTCATTTTATTTCTCCTGTATATTCATAAAATAGTTTGAATAAATCATAATTGTTCTCACGCACAAATTGGAATAGGTTGCTATATTTATCTTTGCGCCGAGTTGTATATCCATATGTTTTTTCGTCATCTATAAGTTTTTTAACGTAACTATATAAGGTTTCATATGGTGCAACTCTTGTGAGATAATCAAGATTATTTCGTTCATAAATGAACCGATTATTGAATCGACATATTAAATCTATTACATCAACCCATCGAGAATCCGCAAAGAATCCCTTTTCATAAGTAAGTGGAAAAACTATACCTACTCTCCGTAAATCTAAAATAGACTGGAACAAAGTAAGAATATCAGTTTTTACAAATTGCTCATAGGTTGTATTAGCTGTTACATTAACTATAATTTGTTCTGGTTGATGTTTATTTTGTATAAGTGGAATAATATTTGGAGTTAGAATACCATTATATTGTAAATAATAGTAAGCTCCCATGGCTGGTAGAGAATACCAATTTATAAAACTTTTTTCAGTTGTTGTTACGATTGGGAATTTTGAACCTATTCTGCGGCCGCCTGCATGCGCGATGAGAGAGTTAAGATTATCTTGTATGAGTTCAAACGCTCCATCAATTTCAGCTAAATTATAATCGTGAAAAATTACTCCAAAACAATTAGAGTCTCGACGAAGTTGTCTTTCCCAATCAGGCCAAATAGTTTTTTCATCAAGAGACAAACGTATATGTTCTGCGCGTCGCATTGTGTTCACGGCATTTTTAACTACTATTTTATCTAATTGAGGCACTTTAACTTTATTATATAGTGATATGTCTGGTCGCATCACTTCAATTTCTAACGGTAATGGCTTATATTTTGAACTTGAAAAGGCTCGGCCGCCATACTCGACATTCGGGTATGTTGGATAAGTGCAGTTAAATGGATAATCTTGGCGTATAATAAAATGAGAATACATATTTGGCTTGAAATCTAAAGAAAGACTTACAATTTCGCGCCGGCGCTTATAGTATGTAGATAACTTCATTAGTTCAAGATTGAAGAAGGGAACTTGCGGATAAAATTGCAAGTCCCCATCATATAAACCATAACTCATGATAGTTTTAAGCCCCTAACCGTTTTACAATTTGGATTGGCTGAATCTCCTAAAAAGATTTCTTCGCAATATTTTATTTCAGAGAATTTATCTCCAATAAAATCAAATATTAGAGTGTCTGGAGGATACTTTTCAAGTTCCTTAATTAAATCGCCAACTGTATTTATCATGTTTCTATACGCTCCTTTTGGGTTTGAATATATCCATTCTCATCTATTGAAGTTATTAATTCAACTAAATGGTGTGGAGTATTCTTATATTTCTTTGCAATGAAGTTATCTTCTCTTCTAATACCTGTTACTATTATCTTATTACCACGACTTAACCAAGATTTTTCAATTACTTTCTTTGTTCCATCTGGACGCTTTTCAGAGATTTGTTTGTCATAATGAGTAAATGCATCACCAAATATCTTTACTGTTACTACACTATCATTCGTTAATAAAGTTACTGTTTTCTTATTCTTATCTTTATCTAATACTGTTCCTGCAATACGAACAATTTTAAATAAAGGAATCTTCTGCCCAGTTTCTTTTGATCTAAATTCATAATTTACAATTGGGTCTTCTGACAGTTCATTATAATTTACTAAACCATAAAAACCATTTTTAATATTTTTTAACTCATGATTATGTATGTAACAAGAAATTGAATCCATTTCCCATTTACTAATATTACCAAGACAATATTTATCCCATAAGTCTTGTCTAAGTCTCCAATTAACTTTTTCTAATAACAATTCATTATTATCTTTTATAAATGGACGAATTTTATCCATTTGTTTTTTATATATTTTATCCCAATCAGTTTGTTTTATTTTAAATATATAGTTTGAATCTGGGGTTAATAAGTCCATATCAAAATTATTTGAAAAAAAGTTTAATGCAATGTTATCTAATCCATAATAATTGTCAAACTTCATTTTTTTCAAATATTTATTGAAGTTATAAACTCTACATTGAAAATCATATTCCTCTGGTATAAAACCAAAATTAATTAACATCTGCATATTTTGCAGTGTCATTCTTTTTTTCTTATCTGCGATTAAATCAATATATTCATCCATCGCGCGGGTTCTATCACCATTATATAGACTATCAAATGCGCCAGACTTAATTAAGTTAATCATTTGAGGTTTATTAATTTTAATTCGATTTATAAAATCTTCAATTGACTCATAAGGTCTATTTTCCATTATCTGACGAACTAAATCATCACCTACTCTTGTAATACCACTTAATCCATAGATAATTCTTCTATTCTTTATATCAGGTGCAAATGTATATTCAGACTTATTTATATCTGTTGCAATTATATCTACACCTTCATGTTTCATTTTACCAATAGCCGTGGCAATTTTGCCATAGTTAGCACTTTTTGTACTTTTCTTATTCTTTTTCGCAGTTGTCTCGTCTCCTTCATCATCTTCATCATCGGCTTCATCATCGAAAATACCAATAGAAGAATCAAAAGTTTCTTCAATACAATTTTGTTCATTTTCTTCATCCTCTTCTTCTTTTTCCGCGCCGCCGCTATCAGAGATAAGACATGCACAGTCCCACAAAATCGTTGGATAACGATATGCAAGATTTAATTCCTGTAATCCAATCAACGAATATGCAAGAGTATGAGATAAGTTAAATCCATATCCTTTTGACATTGCAATAAGAACATTCCATACATATGTGCATAATTGCTCATTTAATCCTTTTTCTTTTATCACTTTAAAATATTCATCAGTCAATTTTTCATATTCAGCTGGATTCTTTTTCGCAATCGACTTTCTCAATTTATCTGCCCACGTAAGGTCAAAACCTCCAAGCTCTGGAAGCTGAACCAATTGCATGAATTGTTCTTGTGCAATACATAAACCATATGATACATTGAGAACTGGTTCGAGAATTTCTTTTGCGCCCGCGCCGAGTCCATATTTTTTAAGTTCATAATCCCAATCGTCTGGATGCGCCTTAAATCGTGCGAGTTTATTAACTGGCATTTCTCCGCCCTTTTCCGTCGCCATAAGACGAATTGCTGAGTTGAGAATTGCCAAGTCATCTACAGATGTCGGCTTCATTGCTGCGATGCCACTTATACCAGATTGTTTTTCCATTTGGAACAAACTCATTACTTTATGTTCCCAACACATCTTCCACATCTCTGGTGCTTCACGCTCAAGATTATATATACCTATAATTTTTTCATAGGTTTCTTTTAATGTAGCTTCTTCTGTTTCATAACCATATTTACAAATCAAATCAATACAATTATGAATTTTATCTAATGCTTCAATTGAAAGAATGTCATATTTGATAAGTCCTGTGTCTTCTGCGTCATGAAGGTCAAATTGAGTTATGATTTCTCCTTTAGGTGCGCGCATCAGTGCAGTTGATTCTGTGAATGGTTCATCAACAAAGATAACTCCACCCGCATGGATTCCACAACCATTTATAAGTCCTTCAATTCCTTGAGCGACTCTCCATACCTCTGGATAGTTCTCTTCCATTTCAATTCGGAACTGACTTGACGCACTCATTCCATTATCTGGGTCGCCATAGAAAGTTTGTTTAAGAGTTCGCAGCTGTCCTCTATCTGCTTGAATAAATGAAGATAGATATGCTGCTATGTCGTTGTCTATGCCGAGGCCGCGGCAAGCCGTTTGAATTGCTGATTTTGATTTTTCAGTTTTCAAAGTTAATACGTTTGCAACTCTATCTTCTCCATAGATGTTTCTGAAGCTTTTTAATACATCTGCTCTGCGCCCACCCTCAATATCAATATCTACATCGAGAACCGATACACGTTCTGGGTTTAAGAATCTCCAACGCTTTGTCTGGCTCTTTTCTCTCAATGGGTTTATCTGAGTAATGCCCAATAGATATAGCAATATAAATCCTACTCCTGATCCTCGGCCGCAACCAACGAGAGTTCCTGCGTCCCAGCATGCATCAATTATATTCTGAAGATTTAAGAAATATGCGCTCCATCTACTTCCATTTACTTCTGATGAAACCCATGTATCTTCAAGACACGCATTTATTTCATCGTAAGTTTCTTTGTTTGCTAATGTTGGGTCACAGTATAACCTTTTCATAATTGTAAGCGCCAATAATTTATCTTCTTCATATTCTGAATGCAAGAACTTATTTAAATAAGGTATAAATTCACAATATGTTTGTACTACAAAATTATCAATACTTACATCTTTCCATTTAAGACGTGGAATCTTTAATGGTTTTAATAATGTATAATCTTCGCACTTATCTATGATTTCTTTAATGTTTCTGTATGCAGTTTGTATTACTTCTTCTCCTAATGATTCTTCCATATAATGATATATTTCTTCATCACTCATTAGATAAGTCGTTGCATAGAAATCATCAACTTCTCTATCTCCCTGCTGTGAGTTAAGAAAAGCCTTATGGATTGGTCTATCTGCTTTTTTCAGATAATGAGCATCATTTGTTATAATATATTTAACGCTCATTTCTTCACTAAGCTCAACCAATTTCTTATTTACATAAATCTGGTCTTTGTTAAATGATGGTTGCATTTCAAAATAGAAATCATCTACTCCAAAAATTCCCTGCATTTGAACAATCCATCGTTTAATTAAATCCATACTCGGCGCGCCAGTATCTCTATTACGCATGAGCTGAGTCGGAAGACACCCACCAAGACAAGCTGTACAACCAATCACATGGCCTGGGTTCGCCCCAATTATATCAATAAGGTCTTGATAATAAGTTGGAACTCTTCTCATGCGCCGCGCCACATAACTTCTCATCCAAGCACGCGAAGAAACCTCGCGGATTTGTCTATGTCCTTCGAGGTCTTTCGCTAGCAATATAAAATGGAAGTATCTATCTGTTTCTTTTTTATAGTTTTGATTATTTAATCCGTTTCTCACAAGATAAATTTCGTTTCCACGGATTAACTTAAAGTTCGGATTATCTTTTTTGATTTTATTATAATATTTTTCGGCTCTAATTGCACTTGCAATTGTGTCGTGTTCTGTAATCGCTACTACTTGATGTTCTAGCTCTAGTGCATAATCCATTAAAGATTCAACGGTGTTGATACTGTCTCGAAGTCTAAAATTAGACCTCAAGAAAAATCGGTGTGGTTGTGAAGACTTCCTGGATACCGATTTTTCATTACATCACCTCCTTTATAGACTCATAAAAATAATCACTTGTAGTATTAGTATCTTTTTTAAATTGATTCCATTCTTCCATGGTCATATCGCGTTTAGCTAAGTTTTCAAATACTGTTAAATATTGTAAATTATCAATACTATTACTACCTCCTTTTGATTTAGGTATTATATGGTCTACAGAAGGCTTTGCCCAATCATAAAAAGTATTGGTTTTTTCTTCTTGTAACCAAAAATTGTATAATTTATTAAATTGCTCTTGATAATAGAAGTTATTTATTAATTTTTTATAATTCTCTTTATCATATTCAGAAAAATTACCAATTGCAGTACGAATAGTTCTATGAATAAAAAGAAACTTGTCAAAATTATCAAAAGAATCTAAAAATTCATTTTCTAATCCTTGTATCATATTAGTCGCCTTAAAAGCATCACGTTTTCGTAAACAACCACATGATTTCGTCATTCTTGCACTTAATAAGCTTCTTTGTCTAACAATTACTTCATTACCACAATCGCACTTACAAAGCCAAGCTCTTTCTTTATTAGACCAAGTTCTTTCTTCTTTTGGAATTAATTTGATTGCCACTAATCTTCCAAAGCGCTGTCCAGTTATGTCTTTTCCTTGCATAAGTTTTCACACGCCTCCTTTATATTAACCTATAATACTTCCAGAATCAATTACTTCTCCATCTTTTTCCAATACAAAACGCACTCCATTATGACCGTTTTCTGATAAATATCTTACAATTATTGCATCATAATAATCATATGCTTCGTTTTCGTTATCAAAAATAACTGGTCTAAAGGGAGTTAAATTTGGAGAATAAATTTTATAAATACTCATTCACGTTACTCCTTTTCTTTTATTTTCTAATTATATTATATCAGAATTTTAAGAAAAAGTCAAATTTATCCCCATTGCTCTGCCATAGCTTCAGCTATACCAATAAAAGTTTTACTTCTTTCTTTACCCGTTCCTTTACCGGTATACCAATGCCATTTAGTATCAGTTTTAACTTTTCCATTTTTATCTATATATGTAATTAGTTCTGGCTCTACGATGTTAGTAGGTTTTAGTTTAGGCAGTCCTTTAATCCATAGACCAGTTTTCTTTCGAGTTGGTTCTCCGAACTCATATGGCTGTATAAATTGTGTAGCTTTCCGCGGCAGCCCATATTTTTGCGCTATGTCTGGAAACCATTTTGGACAATAATCTCCACCTATTATGTTTACTGGGTTTTCGATTACTACTTTGTCGCAGTCAGCTTCAAAGAACTTACAAAAGAACTCTAAACCTTCTCGTTGTCTACCATCTTCTCGCTTTTTAGCAAAAGATGGCGCGCCACTTGTGGCTAAATGAGTACAAGGCGGAAAAGCCAGTATCATATCCCATTTACTATCTATATAATGACTAGTTCCATCTTGTGTTGTAAACTCTACATTACCATTAAGTAAAGGTAATACATCAGCTTGTATGTGCCACTCTGGATGACCGCCAGAACAATCTAATATATCACAACTATAAGCTTCATGACCTCTTTTTCGGAAAGCCACGCAAACACGTTGCGATTCTTCACATGCTACTAATACTTTCATTAAAATGCTAATGCTCCATCTTCTATTTGATAATTACTAATAAAAATCTGCGGTGTATACTGTCCCATCCACTCATTTAAATTAGCTCTACCAACCACTTCTAATTTAATCACATCATATTTAGCTAAATCTTCTAACATCTGCTTTGCGTGGAATTTCATATAAGCAATCCCAAACTTAACAATTTTAACAGTATTAGCTGATTTACCCATTACCTGCACGTCATGCTTCGTAATATTAATATCTTTTATATGGATTAAAGGCTCTGGATTGCCTTGACCCCACAAATCCTCATGCTCTGCAATATCATATATAAGTTGTTCAATATCTTGGTCGGCCGCGATACGTTCGAAATTCACTTCATACCAATTTTCACCAAAATCTACATCAGCCAGTTTCTCATTTGCATACTCATGAAAAGCGCCCAAATTCTTATCATATATACCAATACCACAAGCATTATCATGCCCAGCTGTAAAAGTAAAAAATCCACTTTCATCCATGAAGTTTTTAAAAGAAGTTAATTCCGATTCATTTAAACCACGGCTTGAACCTTTAATTTCACCCTCATCGTTTAATCTTGCCACAATGGTTGGACGCTGATATTTTGCGGCCAGCTTCATGGCACATAATCCGTTTAGCTCTGGCGGAAAATCCTCATCATCTAATCTAATAAATAAAACTTTATTGGATAATAAATCATGCTTTGCAATTTTAATTTCAAGTTCTTCTACAACCTTATCTAAAACACGATTTTGTTTAGCTCTTGCATTTGTACACTCGCGCGCGGACTCGATTGCAACTTCTTCGTATGTTCCTTTTGCGCCACGCTTTTGACTTGGCACGAGCTGGTGACCATCTATGAAAGCGGTGAAACAACGTTTCTTTTCCTCCATTGAACCGGCGCGAATCATTGCGTTGATAAGCGGGGTTATATAAAATGCGACAGTTATTGGTGTAATTTTTCCTCCCATTGAAAAAGCTTGTTTTTCACATAAGGCTTTGAAGAAATAATTTTGAATATTTTTAAAGCCTGTATGGACAATGTATCGGTTTTCCAGTGATAGCATTGACATCATATCACTTACTATTCCTAGTGCAGCAAGGTCAATATATTCATTTGCATAAGATGTGCCTTTGATTGAATCATAATATCTGCAGAACTGCCATGTAACACCAGCACCGCATAGGTCTTTGTTTTTATAGTTTGGTGATAGCTGATTGTTTACTATTACCGCATAATCAGAAAAATGAGTATCTGGCTCTACAATATGGTGGTCAAGAATAAGGAAATGAATTGGTGGTTCAAATTCTTGAGCCATCTTTTCAATATATTCAAAATCATTACTGCCCGCATCTGGTATGACTACAAAAGATGGATGCGTATTAATTACATCATCATATGTATCTGAAAGTCCATGTCCTTTCCCTTTGTGCAATACAGGAACAATATTAACTACCGTATTCCACTTCCGTAGGTATTGTATGAAGATAGCGGATGAAGTAAACCCATCTACATCGCTATCTACTATTACTGCAATAGTTTCTTGATTAGTGCAAGTTGTCATATATTCAAACATTGCACCGGCTTGTTCTATATAATCAAGATTTATTGGATTTTGTAATGCACTATCATCTGGCACATTAAGAAAATATTGCAGCTCTTCGGGGCTAAGCCCGCGTTCCATTAATAGTTCATTGGTATAGTTCTCTTTTATATTTTTATTCACTAACTTACATTTCATCATCAATCTCCTTAACGGTTATATTAATTTTATTATTGTCGGTATTATAATAAAAACCAAATTCTACAATATCGCGCACAGCATCATCATATCCTTTGGTTAGTAACTTTCTTACTCTCCAATCATCTGTTTTATAGTAAAAAATAGATGCTATTATTATACCTATCCAAAAGCATATAAATGCAAACATTATTATTCATCTCCTTTTAAATAGTAGTGTGGTACTCTTACTGTTAATAGAGCGGCCCATACTAATCCTTGCATAAAAGCTTGTTTATCATCAGTAAATTTCATAGAGTTATAATGTTGGTTAAATTCATCACTACTAATATATTCTAGAATATAATTCTGAAATTCCTCGCTATCCATTAAAACTTTTTCTATCATTTTATTTTTACTCTCCTTTTATATAACTTCCAGAATATATCTGAACCTCGGTCGGTAGGCGAATCTTTCATATCTAATAAATTTTCTCTATCATATATAAAAGAAAAATCAGCGTAAGTTGAATATTTTTTTCCCATTTGATATAGCTTATTAAAATATTCTTCGCTACCTGGTTTCTCTTCCTTATCAAAACAAATTACGACCTCGCGCGGGCGTGCGGTTTGCATTAACAGTTTCAATGCGTGTTTATTAAATTGACTCCCGCATACTGCAACCGCACAATTTGCAAAATCAAAACCTTCAAATTGTAATACTGATTTCTCAGCTTCAAAAACAAAACAAGTACCAACTCGTTTAATATTATCTTTCGTCCAATTTAATCCATACAAATTCAATGAAAGTGGATGGCTATACCATTTACCTTCTATTTGTACTGGCATATACTTTCCTATATTCTCAATTTCCCATTCGTTTAACGCACGGCCGCGGATGCCTATGAGTTCTCCCTTTGGATTGTAATGTGGTATTATAATTTTATTCTGTGATGGAGAATAGCGTATATTAAATTTATCCATGCTTTCTTTAGTGATTCCATCATTTAACCACTCCGTAGGATAAAACTTTATAAAACAATCAATTAGTCCATTTGGATAGGTTGGAAGTTCAATTCGTTCCGGTGCTTTGTAAGTATCTCGAACTCGTTGATATTTCTTCGGCGCGAAGCCAAAATTTGGATTAAAGTTGCTGCAATTAAGTATTACTTTATATATATCTTCATACCAATCATATTCATATCCATGTGATTCGTAATAATGTTTTAAAAAGGAAAATATATTCATATTTCCGCATTCTGTAAAACAAGTAAATAGGTGACTATTAAAATAATAATATAGTTTTAAACTACCGCCTTCTTCATTATGGCATATTGTATTTGTAATTAAATGCCCCGGCTTTTCTATTACTTGTTCTGCTCCGAGGGTATATAATAGTTCTTTTATTTTTTCTGGTTCTAATTCTTCAACAATACTCTTATAATCAATCAACTACTTCACCATCATTTAACCTTTCTAGTATAACTTTTAAATGCTCATCTTCATGTTCATCCCAACTTTTGATTTTATATTCTTCTCTTTCATAAAAATCATTTATTGGTTCTAGTCTTGAGTCGGTGATGAATAAATCTTTCTTCCTCAAAGTTCCTAAATTCATGGTTGACCAAATGCGAACTTGTGTCCATTCACCACTTCTAACTTTAAAAATATCGGTAACTAAATTAGGTTTTTTATCTGGTCTGTTCTCATAAAAAGGCTCCAATAGTTCAAGTTCTTCTTTTGTAGGACGCGCCATTATTGCGCCATTATCAGCTTTATTAATTGTGCTTCGGCCGCCTGCGAGAGAACCTTCGTTTCGTATATCTTTATTATCATCACCTTTCGCATTAAGCTGGGTCGAACTAAACATTGCTACATTTAACTCAACAGCTAAATCTTTTAATGCTGTTGCAAACATTAATAACACTTCATCATTTCTTAAAGCAAATCCTTTAAATTCATTTAGTAATGATGGCCCAATAAAGATATAATCATAAAATACATATCCTATATCATGTATAATACAATTTTCTCTAACAATTGTTTTAACCGATTCAATTGTTGGATTCGGCATCTTAACTAATATTAAATTTTCACTATACTTTTTCATCAATGCTATAGCTTGAGTTATAACAGCATTTTCTCTATCACTAAAATCTGCATATTTAAATCTTGTCGCATTGATATCGGTTAAATAAGCCAATATCATTGTTCTAACTTCTTTAAAACGTTGCTCAGTGACAATAAATAATACTCTTTCACTGCTACCTTCTTGTTCCCATTCACAAGTCATCGCATTATATCTAAATGGATATGCTAAATAACAAGCATCAGCTACTGCATTTCTTGTCTTTCCAACACCACTGGCCGCGCTTCTAATTGTAAGCGTACCTTTTTTAGCTCCGTCAAGAACTTGATTATAAATATTTCCTTGAATCGGCATACCAATCTCATATGCTGCACCAAATTCATTGATAAGCTGCTCCATACCCTCCGCGGCAGTTTCAATTTCGATTTCATCGGTTGTTTCATATTTTGCTTCTACTCCTAATAACTTTTTTCTTACTGCATCAGTTATTAGTTTTGGACTCAGCATATTAAAAGCATTATTAATTTCTTCTGCTTTCGGGTTGGTTAAATCTTCACAATAAAATTCACTCGTATCAAAACCAGACTTTTTTAAATCTTTTAATAGATTGAACATTTTAAATCTATTATAATAAAAACCAAAATTATCTAATTCTGATAATTCAATTGTATCTTGTAAGTATTCAATACCATTCTTATCTTTAAAAGTTTTAGCTGTAACTGGATTGCTTTCAAGAAAGTTTTCTATATCAATTGGTTGAATTTTTGTAGCACCATTTCTATATAACCCTTCAACAGCCATAAAAATTGAACGCTCAAATCGTGAAGGAAAGTCAGTGAGTACAAAGGAGTATTTATCTATTTCACTTAATAATTGTGGTCTTTTCATAAGACAACCAATTATTTGTTGGGTATCTCTTTTATCAATCATCTTCGTCCTCTAAATCGTCTAATATACTAAAATCAACTTCGAATTTGCGCGGCGCTCCGGTTTTGCGAACTATTGTCTGTTTACGCTCTGCGGCCGCCCGCATTTGTCGTTCAATATTAGCCACAATACCTTCAGTTTTTCTTTCTTGTGTTACCCAATAAGTACAAGCTTCATTATATACAAATGGAACTATTCCAATACCACCATGGCCTTTATTCCAATCTCCATGTTTAATTTCATAAAAATACTTCAACGTAAAAAAGATGCCCTTGACCGTTTTTCCTTCCTTAACAAATTTATCAATTTGCGCCTTGCACATATGATAATCATAAGAAACTTTGAGGTCGCGCGCAATAAAGTCATATATAAACGCTCTATATTCTTCATCAGTTGCTGGAGTTGATTGTTTCCAATCATTATAACACTTTTTATGATAATACCAGTTCTTACTTGGCATTATCCAATCATCTTTTTCTTTGTCAATTTCGACTTTACAAACTCTACAGTGTGGCATTTAAAAACTCCTTTCTATTTTCTCTATTATAATTATACCACAATTTTGTAAAAAAGTCAAATTTAAAAAGCGTACCATCAGGTACGCTTTTCGTTTATTTTTCCATCATGTCCCTCATATCTAACAAGACTAAATTGAAAAGTTCTTTTTGGTCTTCTGTAATTTCTGAAAGCTTAATCTTTCTGCCAAAAATCATTTCAACTTTTTTGAGAATTCGATCTGCATTAGCTGGGTCTTTACTTACAAGATTTCCCCATAACTTTGCAGCTTCATCTCTAATTGCTTCAAAATTCAACTCTTCATGAACTGGGGTGTCTATTTTATCCACAACCGTAGCTCCATCTAGCTCTCGCTGTTTATCGATAGCTTCATTAATGGCATTTACCAATTCATCATATCCAAGCTTAATTTTTGAAGCTAAGTAAGGGAATCTACTACCCGCCATAACTGTTGGGGTTTGACGAGTATATAGATACCTCTGACTTCCACCTACTTCATCCCATTCAGTCGCAATATAACCAATTATATCGACGATTTGATTTACTACCTCGTAACAACGTTTTGGCATTGAAGGAGCAAGTATTTCAATTTCTGTATCATCTGCACTCTTCTCTTTACGAGTTTCAATGTGGGAAATAAGAACAAGTCCATATCCCATCATTGTGATTTGGCGCAAACAAGACTCAAACTCCTTTTTCGTAGCAGCATAACCACCACCCCAAGGAATTTCACTAATTGATTGAACAGCATTTTGCTGACAAATGTAATTTTCACACATTTCATAAGCAATTGTTGTTGTATCAATTGTAATTGTATGATATTGTTCTTGAACTTCTGGACGTTTCAGCTGGCGCAGAACTTGTTTAAATTCTGACCAGTTATTAATGTCTTGTACATAGATATTATCTATTGCATTATAACCTTTTTCAAAAGCTAACAATAGATTTTTAGGAAATTTGGAAGCCAAAGTGGTTTTACCCGTCTTTGGCTTTCCGTATATAAGAATATACTTTCCTTTAAGGTCACGCGAAATAACTGTAGGTTGAATACTTAATAAGTCAATCGCCATGATTTACCTCCTGGTTTAAAAACCAAGGTCAGCAAATCCAGAACCTGACTTCTGTGGAGGAGTCTGCTTTGATGCCATTCTTGACATATCTTTTTCTTTCTGACTCTCAAGTCTTGCCTTTCTTTCAGCAAGAGCTTCATCAAGGTCAGCTTTTGCATAAGCAAATTCGCCTTCAAATGGCTCCTGAGTTCCACCAGTTATAATAAGGTCACTCTTATTAATTGTTCTGATTCTTTCAATTGGCTCACCAAAGTCAACTTCTTCATATGTTACTTCTGTGGTTGAGCTAAAATCAAGTCTACCATTAGCCTTATAAGTATTACCAACTTCCCAGAATGTAGAGATTGCACTAATTACACCTTCACTTTCTGCATACATTGGAATTACATCTACCTTACCACCATACTGTGGAACAAGTGCTGTAATCTTATAACGACCTGTTGGTTCATCATTTCTAACTTCATCAGCTGCGCCACCTACTGCAAACTGAACCGCAAAAGTTGCTTCTGGCTTGCAATCAGCCTTAGTAATCTTATTAACAAATGAAGCATGGACTCTTGGGAAAGAAACCAAATGACCATCAGCTGCATAATACTCGTTCATACGAATATTTGCATTAGTAATACGAACTCTATCAGCCTTATCTTCATCACCTGTGGATGCAATTGAATTGAAAGTGTCTTTTACAGTCTTAATTGACTCATAAGCTGGATTAGGCTTACCCGCATTGGTAAGTTTTGCCGCGAACATATAAACTGGAATCATAAGTTCTTTTTCTTTTCCGCTAATCTTCTGAGTAACCTTAACTGTAATAGAACCACCCATAGCTTCAACTTCTCTTCCATTCTTCATAAATGGCTTTGAAGCAAGGTCGATTTCTGAAAGAATACCCTCTATTTTACATCTGTTTTCTGCTTGTTTCAACATTATTTTTATACCTCGTTTGTTCGTGTGTGTTTGTTAAATCGGATAAATAATAGAGTGGAGGGTTTTTAAGCCCTCCGCATATTTGTTTCTATTACTCAGCGTCTGGTGTCCAAGCCTTACCTTCATCAGTAAGAACAACATAAGTTACCGGCTTATCAGCACCTTCAACCTCAACCTTCTCTCTAATAACGAGTTCTTTCTTCTGAAGGTCAGTTACATTAGCTCCTGTGCTTCTGTCACTAGCTCTACCAAGTGCTGCGGTAATTTCTGGAATGGATACCTTTCCACCATTATCCTTTACATAGTTGAGTACTTCCATTGACTTTTCTGTAAGTTTTACTGCCATAGTTTTTAAATCTCCTTAAATAAATAAAATTTTAAAAGTTTGTTAATTTTTTATCAGAAAGTTTTCTCTTTAACTTTCTATAAATATTATAACATAATTTTTTAATAAAATCAAATTTTCATTTTCAAATTTTTAGAAAATTAGTAAACCAATAACTTTAGAATTGGATAGTTTAATTGATTTCGTTCCTTGTGCACCCTTTGTAAGAAGATTTACTTCATTAAGATTGATTTTTATTTGTGCATTTGACGATACAATTACTGTTTCCGTTTCATTTACTAGCGCGCCGAAGCCTATAAGGAGGTCATCATCATCATTAAGCTTATGTATTTTGCCGCCTTTAGTGCCACGACCAGTAACGTTAAAGTCTTTGATTGAAGTTCTTTTAATATAACCTTTTTCACTTATGGTTAAAAATTCTTTTGTATCAGCGGGTATTACTTGAGCGCAGACTAGATAATCGTCTTTATTCAACGTTATACCCTTCACTCCACGAGCCACACGTCCGATTGCGCGAATATCTTTGGTTTCGCACATTACGAACTGCCCGCGCGCAGTCAACATTCCTATTCGTTCTTCATTGAGGAATAGAATTGAGACAATTTCATCATTAGTATCGAGATTTAGTGCCTTAACTCCGCCTTTTCGTTTGATGTTGTATTCTGATAATTGTGATTTCTTTAAAATTCCATTTTTCGTCAGAAATATGATATAATTTTTCTGACGAGTTTTGTTTAAGAATACTAAGTTTTTGATTTGTTCATTTGGCCCAAGCTCTACTAATGATTCAATTGGTAGTACTGTTTCAAATTGTAAGGTTGAAGGACTGAGGTTGTAACAATTACCCTTGTTTGAAAACAAGAGAACCGTGTCAAGGTTTGTACCCGACGCAGTTGAAATTACATATTCACCCTTACTCATTTTGAACTTATTTCCTACACCACCGCGGCGCTGCGTGTAAAGTGTTGATACAGTCGTCACGTATATGTTATTTTGATTCGATAGGTTAATTAAAAGTTCATGTGTTTCTGTTGGTTCTTCATCTTCTTTTGAAATATTTAAAATTTGAGTTCTGCGAGAGTCGCCATATTTGTTGGCTACTTCATGCCAACCTTTAATGAGTTCATTATTGAATAATTCCTCATTTCTAATTATATTATATATGAAATTTCTTTCATTTTCAAGTTTTGTCTTTTCAGATTTTAATTTTTCTACTTCCAAGTGAGCCAACTTAGATAATTTCATATCGAGGATAGCTTTAGCTTGAACATCATCTAATTCATATTCTTTCACAAGACGCTGGCGCGCGATTGTAGATGAATCGGATGTTTTAATCAAGTGAACTATCTCATCAATATTGGCTAAACAAATTAATAGTCCTTCTATAATATGAAGACGCTCTTCAATTTTGCGTAGGTCAAATTCAAACCCTCTACGATAAACTTCTTTTTCATGGTCAATATGTGCTTGCAACATTTCTTTCCAAGTAAATGTTTTTGGAAAGCGTCCATGGTCAAGCATTGTGAAGTTGATACCGTAGTGAGATTGAAGTGAAGTATTCTTAAAGAGATATTTAAGAACTCTTGTTGGATTTGCTTTTTTGTTAAGATAAATTTTAATTAGTGGGGTTTCACCAGTGAGGTCGTTGAATCTATCAACACCTGGGTTTTCCTCGCTGTTAATAATTTCTTCTAGCTCGCCGCAGATTGTGTTGGTATAGACTGAATAAGGAATTTCTGTTACAATAAAACAGTTTTCCTTTTTGTCATAGTCTACAACACTTCTTAGCTTACAAGCGAACCCATTACCTTTTTTCATTGAGTTCTTTACATCATTCTCGTTAAGAAGTATTCCACCAGTTGCAAAGTCTGGTGCAATATAGATTTCATCAAAGCTACAATCTGGATGGAGCAGTAGATATTCAAGTACCTTATTCATTTCCTTTAAATTATATTGAGGAACCGAACAAGCCATTCCAATACCAATTCCCATTGTTCCATTACAAACATTAAAAAATCCTTTACTTGGAACTACAGCTGGATATTGCTGACTTTCATCAACACCATCACGCCATTCTTTGATTGTTTCTTTATCTATGTCTTTGAATATATATTCACCAAGAGCAGATAGCCTGCTCTTTGTATACCTCGCGGCTGCCCAATTTCCCGATGAAATCAATGAACCCGCATTACCTTTTACATCAATTAGTGGATAACGCATTGCAAAAGGCTGACCAGCGCGCATTATAATACCAAGACAAGAAGAGTCACCATGAATGTAGAAGGATTTCATAGCATCACCAATTGGACCAGTTGTAGGCTGGTGTGGTTTACTATGATAGTATTTGTTTTTGTACATACAATAAAGTATTTGACGTGCAGATGGTTTTAACCCATCACGCACATCAATAAGAGCACGGTTTTGTAGAACCGCGCCGCTGTATTGTATGAAAGATTCTTCTATAATCGGTTTTAAGTTACTCATCTACAAATTCTTCCTCATATTCATCCCACCAATGAACACCTATGTTTTCTTCTGAATATTCCATAAATGGCATATCATATTTACAAGTAAAAGGTTCATCTTCATTAGGGGTATAAACAAAATCACTATATTTTCTAGTATATGTGATTTCATTATCTTCACCTTGATAATGTTGAATTAACGTATATGTATAAAAATCATTAGTTAACAGCTCTGGTAAATGTTTTTCTACCCACTCTTTTGGTGCAGCAATGCAATAGTTCATAGACATATCTAATGGGCCGCAAACTACAACTAATTTGTTTTCTATGACCCAATCTTCATTACTAAAAAAACGTTCGTTGACAAGTTTACTATACTTATCTTCTAATGGATAATCTCTTCCACCAAACCAGTTATTAAAACTAAAATATACTATATCTTTCATTATTCTCTCACTTTCGAAAAATCCACTTTATCCATTATAAATTCTCTTCTTGGCTCGACATCTTCACCCATAAGCTGATACAACAAATCAATTGCGTCTTCATTCCACTCCATCACGTCCATACGCTGATGTTCTGGGTTAAACATTGAGTTTCTTGCTTGCTCTGCGTCTAATGCACCAAGACCTTTGTTTCTCTGAATATGACCTTTTATTTTGCCTCTAGCTTTATCCATTTCTTCCTCTGTAAAGTAATAAGTTTCTTTACCTCCACTTTCTACAATATAAAGTGGAGAACGAAGCCAACATAAGCGTCTCTCTCGTATAAAGTCGGGCGCGAGATATTGTAAGGCAGCCATTATCAAAAGACCTATATGGTAACCGTCTGAGTCAGCGTCTGTACAAATAGCAAGCTTTCCATATCGAAGTTTAGTTGGGTTGTATTTACCCGGAACTATGTTCATAGCACTAAGCAGAAGTTTAATTTCTTCATTGTTGAAGATTTTTTCTTCTGGGTTAGAAAGACAATTAATAATCTTTCCTCTCAATGCCATAATACCATATTTAGTATAATCTCTTCCCTGTGCGAGGCCGCCAAGAGCAGAATCACCTTCGGCAAGTAGGAGTATCGCATTTGGTCCAAGAAATTCTGCATCTTTTAGTTTATCCGACGCAAAAACCTTTTTCTTCTGATTCTTTTCAATTTCCTTTGATGCTTCAAGAACTTGCTTGCGCGCCCGCTCAGCTGCACGCTCAGCTTTTAATTCTTTAGTAAGCAACTCAATTATAGAATCAAATTCGCCAACATATCGGCGTGAAAAGTCATCAAGCATTTGACCAGTAGCTCGTTGTGCAAGTCCGCGCAACTCTGGATTGTTTACTTTTGTCTTAGTCTGATTCGCAAAAGAAGGATTTGGAACTTTACAATTTACAACATAAAATAATCCACTACGCGCGACCTCTGGACTAAACTCTCCTTTGAATTTCTTTTTGAAGAAATTTGTAATTGCAGTCTTAACACCAGTTAATGAAGTGCCACCCTCTACATTGGCAAGTCCATTAGTAAATACAAACCAATGTTCTTTTCGGTCAGCCGCCCACTGCATGGCAACTTCACATTCAATCCCATCTTCTTTAACTGAAATATAAAGTGGGGTTTTATGAATGGGTTTTTGAATTGAATCTTTTAAAAAATCTAATATTCCATTCTCAGACTTATAATTTATCAATTCATCTGTCTGTACATTATAAAGTCTAAATTCAACTCCTTTAGTTAAATAAGACCAATTACGACACATTTCTTTTAAATCATTAAAATCAATTTTAATTGGTTCAAGGTTGTAAACTTCTGGTGATGGTATAAAAGTTACAGTTGTTCCATGTTTTTTAGTTAAATTCTTCTTTATATAAAAATCAGTTTTAACCCCATCTTTTAATTCTAAAACCGCAACTTGCCCATCTCTCATAGAAGTTGCACAAAAATATGAAGCAGATAAGGCTACTCCTTTTGCTCCTATTCCATTCATTCCAGCCACATTTTGATAAATTTTTTCATCAAATTTACCACCCGTATGTGCCATTGTATAAATAGCTTCCATTGCTTCCGTTCCGTCCTCTCGAAGACCAAACGGAACGCCGCGAGCATTATCAGAGATAGTAACTTTATTACCATCAAGTTCAACGGAAATAGTATCACCAAACCCCATTGTCATTTCGTCTATTGAATTGGTAATAATTTCACGCACACACTGAAGCACGCCTTGGTTATCAGCACTTCCCATGTACATTGCAACACGTTCTCTTACAGCATCTCGGAAGCTTAACGTTTCTATATCTTTTGCTGTATATTCCATTTATTCCTCTATTGTATTTATATTATCCCATATAGCAGTACCATGAATATCAAAAGTGCAATTAAGCTCATCTTCGGTATAATCACCGTCTTCGTCTTCTTCAACGAGTAACTTTAAAGCAATATTGACTTCTTTAGGCAACCATATTGAATAACGCTTACCATTTTTATATAATACTTCTATTGATTCAATTTCTTTACTTCTATCAAATAGTTTCATTTGACTCCTTAATTGTAGTTCTTACGTTAATTGGGGCGATATACTCTGGGTTAACATTAGGTGGCACATATTTGTGCGCCGGCCGCCATCTCCAGCCATCTTTCCATATGAGGAAGTAAGTTTGTTGAAGACCATCATAAAAATTAACCGCAAGAACCGTATCTATCTCACCCGTATCTATACGTTTAGCTTTAAACATTAGCCGATTACCTCAAACTGGTCTACCCCTGGGATAAGGGCACAGCCGCCCCATGAACCATGGATTTGTCCTATATCATCAATTATTCTAACAACTCCTTCCGCGCCAGTATATTGTGGCTCCCCGTCCATATAAATAATTCTAATTTTATCTCCAACTTTTACATCCATTTTGTTTCTCCTTATAGAAACCACCATTTTCGTTCTTTGGCAAATTTTACCTGTGCTTTCATAAATCTTACATTTTCTTCCATTTGTTTAAGTAATTCGTCGAAGTGCGCGCGGTCAAAAGTAAAGGTTATAATTTCACCAGTTGACTTAGATACAAGTAATACATCATAGTATGATTCACCATCATAACCTATTCTCTCATCTGCGACTTCAAAATCAAAAAATTTAGAAACATCAATTAACATATTTTTCTCCTTTCTTATCTCTATATTATAATTATATCATATTTTAATAAAAAAGTCAAATTTACGCTCGGCCGCGAAAGTGCATATGAAATTGATTAAAAATTTACTTATATAGGGAATGATTTTATAGGAGGTAATATAATGACTAGAGAAGATATTATAAATTATGTATTAGAAAGCCCTAGTAATACAAATAAAGCTGTATTAAATTCAATGCTTAATACAGTAATTCAAAGTGAGTCTGAAGCTTCAGAAGAACCAACTAATATTATAATGCCTGCACAATATATAGTAGTGACTGATTCAGCTGTAGAAGTCCAAGATGTTGATATGTCTACTCTTACAGATAAAGAAAAATTATTATATAGAGTTTTAATAGTTGATACAGAAACACAAACCTTTACCATTCATTATGGAGATGGTGAAGCTCATACAACTATTGATGAAATAACTGGAGTAGTTCATGAGGAGCCGTTATATATAACAATTAAAAAAACTGATGACGTATGGACTGCGCGAGTTACTGATGGTTCTAGTATTGTGGCTGGTAATTATGTAATAGAAATTTTAAAATCAGATGTTTTATCTATTGCTGCTGTGATACCAAGAGAAGAGTAATGCAAAAGTGTATATGTAAACATTTAAAATTTTACTTATATAAAGAGAATAGCTATTTTTTATATAAGGAGGTATATACCTAATGAGATTTAGAAATATTATGGAGTATGTTCAAGAGACTCCGGGCAACACAAATCCAGCAATCCTTAAACAAATGGTAGATGAATATGTTGCAACACAAAATAATGAACTTGCTGCTTATACAATCGATGCAGATATTGCTGATTCTGTTGATTTACTCGGTAAGAAGGCTTCTGACCTTCAAGAAGGAGTATTCATTGTTGATGGTAAGGTATTTGGAACATTAAAGTATGTAACTGAATATACTGGATTCTCTGGACGCGCAGATGAACAGCAAGGGTATTATTTAGCTTTGCATTATGAGTGTGAAGATGCTGATTCTATTAAGGTAAATGGAGTTACACTTGATTCTGACGGAATTCATATTCTTATTATTAAGAAGAGGGGCGGAAAAGTTAAGGTTGAAGTTAGTAAAGATGAGGATACTTTCTCTGAATATATTGATATCAGTGCCTTAAAGTATGAGTAGGTAAAAAGAGATAACTAAGATAGTGTAATTTAAAAAGACGGGTTTGACCCGTCTTTTTTATTGCTTATTCTTGTCCTGGATTATCATTTGCTGGCTCTTCAGAATTTTCTTCATTAGCATGTTCTTTAATCCATTCAACATCAGATTCTTCTAACAAACCAGCAGCCACCGCATAATCCCAATTCATTTCTTCATCAGTTACAAACTGTTTAAGAATACTTGGATTATCAATACTAACCATCATTTTAGCTTTAACGTCTTCAGTACTCATAGCAAGTAAATCTGCAATACGAGTATTTTCTTTTGATTTATCAATAGCCATTGCTTACCTCCTTATAAATCATTCTCGTTTATAAGTAAACTTTTAAGGCAATAAATCTATCAATTCACCAAACTCGTTCCATTTATATGCAAACGTATTTTCATATTCTTCTATTATACTACCATCTTTATCAGCAATAGTAATAGTTCCTTCTAATATAACCTGTTTAGGTTCAAAATGTATTGTTGCTTCCATAACTTCTACTCCCAACTAAATGTTTTTGTTTTAGCTTTCTTTTTCTTCGGCATACGCGCCCAAATTAGAAAATCTTTTGCTCGCGTTGCTGACACATAGCAGACTCTAGCCTCATCATCGTTGTAGGCTCGGATATTATAAGAAAGAACGTATGGAGCTTCCAAACCTTTTGCACTATGGACTGTCAATACTTTTATAGTATTTTCATTCATTTTTTCTTCTATTTGCGAGTTGGTAAGCTCTGATTGTTTAAAAGTATCAGTTGGTACGCCTCGTTTTTCAAATAGAATTTTAAATAGTTCTACATCCGCATTAGTACGACAAAGTACAAACCAATCCTTCCATTTACCTTTTAATCTATCATTGTTTATTAATAATGATTCAACCGCTTCATCTGGTGTATAATTGGCTTCTAATACATGATAACGATATCCATCTATTGGTTGTCTTGTTGCAATAGAATCATCTTCATAATTTGGTCCCAAACGATATAGAAACTTTTTTGCAAATCGTAATATATCTGGAAGATTCCTAAAATTTTCATGCATCGAATATACAGTTACTTCTGGGCGATTAGCAAGGTCAATTAGATACTCAGGATTCGAACCATTCCAAAGATAGATGCTCTGCTTTATATCTCCACAATACATGAAATTTTTTGGATGTATCAATTCAAAAAATTCAAATTGCGCTTCAGTTGAATCGTTTGCTTCATCTAATAGCAAATAATCAACTTCTTTTATACAATCTAAATTTTTCTTTATCTCTTCAAATAAGTCATCAAATCGTTCTTCGTTAAGTATGTTTGTTATATCAACTGCACCACCACGCAATAAATAGCTACAATAAGAATGCACAGTTCCAATGAAGAGTCCATTTGGAAATCCTAACCTCTCATACATAACTGAGGCAGCATTATTTGTAAATGTAATAGCTACAATTTTAGACGGGTCAACACCTTGTTCTAATAAATATTTAATTCGTTCAACTATTACACGACTTTTTCCACTGGCCGCGGAACTCATTACTAACACTTTTGGTTTGTCTGTTGTTACAATTTGCTCTTGAATTTTTGTTAAATTAGTCATAAGGTTTCTTCTCCTTCGCTTTCGCGTATTTTATTATTTATCCACTCTAATATTATATCTTCATCATAATTATCTTTGTTTAATATTAGTAATGGAATATTGTTTTTCTTACAATAATCTATTTTTTGTTTATCTGTTATTTCTCGTTGTATCTTTCCAAAATCGGTATCTATATAATGTTGAATACCATTGTATTCTATAAGACCAATTAATTTATTATTATAAAAAATACCGAAATCAAATAGTAATACGCCTCCTTGAGGACCTCTTAAATCTTTAAAATTATATTGCTTTATATAATCAATTTGATTATCACTTAAAAGATTAGCTATTTGATATTCTCCTCTACTTTTAACACAACCACAAGACCGCGTAATTCCACTACGTAATGCATTACCTCTAGTAACTATTTCTGTACCGCAATCACATTTACAACGCCAATGTGAACCTTGAATATCTTTATACTCCAAATTCAAAACCGTCAGTTTTCCATACCGTTTGCCAGTTTCATCCTGCCAAACTGCTTCTGTAATTGTTTCTTTGTTTCTACATCCACAAGAAGTAGTGGTTCCATATCTTAAATTAGCACTTCTTACTTTTAATATTGTTCCACATTGGCATTTGCAAGTACAATAATTAGTATCATCTGTATCAATTACTGTTAAATAGGTAAAAACATCACCAATCTTTACTTTTCTTGGCAATTCGGGGTTATGTTTTTTACAACCACATGATTTTTGTGTAGTGAAACAGGTTGAACGAACCACTATATAGTTACCACATTCACATTTACATAACCAATCTGTACCTTTTCGTCCTTCTACATGAACTGGGAATAACCAAGTTAATTGAAAGTTTTTTCTATTAGTTAAGTCTTTCATTCTTGGAACTAATTCTCGCTTAGTCCATCGTCGTCCTTTACAATCTATTCCTTCTCTCATTTCTTCTCCTTGTCCTATCGGACTTCACTTTCGTGAAAATATTTAATTTATTTATTTTTTATCGCCAGTAACACTGTTTAATCCATAAGTTTTACTGTCGTAAAAATCAATATAATATGATTCGCGTTCTCTTAATTTATCTTTTGGAACTTCTTCAAGTAGTTCAAATGTAAAGTTTTCTGGTCCGTCGCTTCTCATAACTCTATGGAGTTGGGAAGAAGCAAGTGTTCCGACTCCTAAAGCTGATTTGACGTGTTCTTGCCAACGTTTATCAACTGAAGTCGTTTGTCCTATATATATCTCATTAGTTTTTAATCGTGTAATTTTATAGACACCGCTTACATCACCATTTGTAAGAATGCGCTTACGTAATTCTGCAAGTGGTTTTTGATAGTAACCCGTCCATATAACTTTGTTAATTGCTTCTGGATGACGTAAGCGCGGAGTAATTGAACGAAGTAATTCAATGTCATTTGAGTCATCTGGGTTAAGTTGTATTCTGAAAAAGTCTTGTTGTTCTTCAAGTTTTTTCTGACGTAGAATCTCTTCGTTGATGGCGGCGCGCTTATTACGTTCTTCTTCTAATTCTGCCCTAATCGTTTCAATGTCTGCTTGCATTTGTGCCTTTTGAGCAATATAGGCATCTACATGATTATTAAAATCGCTATTGGCTTGAAGTTCTTTTTGTTTTAATATCTGTTCAATTTCTGTTCGTTTACGTTGTTCGTATTCTGCGGCCGTACCATCAATTTCTTTCATTTTACCTTGACGATATAAGTCTAAGTCTTGGTTTACTTCATTATATCGTTTTTCTTTTTCTTTTAACTTTGTTTCTAAGTTTTGAAGTTTCAATTCAGACTCGCGCTTTTGAAGTTCATAGTTTTGTTCAATTGACTTTTGTCTTAAAGCAATTTCTTTTTCTCCGAATTGTAAACGCTCTTTTAATTTTTGTTCTTGGTTGTCCCATTCTTCTTTGAAGTATTCTTTTAACTCATCCTTTCTTAATACTTCAATTTTATGTTTATCTAATATTGTTTTTTCTAATGTTTTTGTTGTTTGTTTATTCTTTTTTATTAATATAGCAATGATAAGAATACTTACAATAAGAAGAATTAATAAATAATAAATATTGATAAACATACAAATTCCTCTTATATAATATATATATATTTTTCTTATTTTCTATATTAATTATATCAAATTTTTTGATGCTTCGTCAAATTTTCAAAGCGTTTGAAATTTGAACCAATCTTTATCATTTTTCCAACGGTCTTTTGCTCTGTATTTGTCTTTGAACAGGTCGTGCGCGGTCGTAATTTTATCGAGTTCCCAATAGGGAATTATATAAAGCGGGATATTGTGAGAAAGACAGTAACTAATTTTACAACGGTCGCGTTCTTGTGCCTTTAGAAAATCTTGTCGTGAATGATAGAACTTGCTTATTGGTTGGTAATGCTGTTCGCCTTGGTATTCGACAACACAAAAATTCGACTGGCCGCGGCGTATACAAAAATCAAAACGATATGACCCATGTTTTAAATCTCCAAATCGTTTTTCTCTTTCAAATTTATATTGTTCCTTCTTCAAAAGACCAATTATTTTCTCTTCACCTTTACTTGTTTTCATAACTAAAACCTCCGTTCATAAAAAAGTAGAGATTAATATACCAATCTCTACTTAGTTGTAGAAGAGACGGATTATGTCCATCTTTTTTAAGAAAGGGAGGAAACGAATATGACATTACATGAAATAATCGTTGCAGCTCAAGATGGGCTAATCGGATTAGTTGTTGTGCTGCTGGGATTGATAAGATTGCCTAAGGTTGATTTGAACTTATGGTCACTACTCGCTAGAGCCATAGGACGCTCAATGAATAAAGAGGTTGTTGAAAAAGTTAATAAAATAGGTAGTGAGTTAGATACTCACATTAAAAAAACTGAAGAAGTTCGTATTAGACAAGCTCGTCAACGTATCTTACGATTTAGTGACGATATAATGCTTGGAAGAATTCATTCACAGGAACACTACAACGATATATTAGATGATATTGATTTATATGAAGATTATTGTGATGAGCATCCGGGTTTTATTAACAACAAAGCAGAAATTGCAATTGACGTAGTTAGAAAAACCTATCAAGAGCATTTAAACCATCATAGTTTTTTGACTTATAAAGAACGATATTAATTTTTATTGGAGGAGAAAATGCTTTATATAGATGAAGACCAAAACATTTCATTAACAAGAGGAGACACTGGAATTTTCCATATAACTCTTCAAAATAAGGATGGCGAAGCATATACTCCTCAAGAAGGAGATAGTCTTCGTTTTGCTCTAGGTAAAAGCTGGGGTAGAGACACATTATTTACTAAACCAATTCCACTTGATACTTGTACTTTGGAAATTGAACCACAAGATACAAAGAATTTGGACTTTAAAAAGTATAAGTATGATATTGAGCTTACTGATGCGGCGGGCCATGTAACTACAATATTATTAGGGGAATTTAAAATTGATTATGAGGTATATTAATGGCTACTGGTATTGTAGAGGTTGGAAATTTAAAAGCAACCATCTCAGGAGAAACTCAGTTAACCGGAGTGGTTGAGCCTCGTGTTATGCTTCGTGGAGAAGTGGGAATACCAAGAGTTACTGAAGTTACTTACGCCGCAGGTAATGGAATTGTAATTGAGAATAAAGTGATTTCTTTAGATGATTTGATTTTAGATTGTGGCACTAGTACCACAGTGATATAGGAGGATGGTATGAGTGCAACGATAAATCCAAGGATTCAATTAAAAAGAGATACTACTCAGCATTGGAATGAAGCGTTGGGTTTTATTCCTTTAGAGGGTGAGATTATTATTTATAACGATTATAGAACGGTACAAAAGGAAATTGATGGAGTTGTAAAAACTGTGAATATGCCAGCTATTAAGGTTGGTGATGGAATGGCTTATGTTCAAGATTTACCTTTTGTGAATGAAGAATTGCGTGACCAGTTATTGAATCATATCGAAAATCCAGACATTCATGTAACTCTTCAAGAAAAATTATTTTGGAATAATAAGTTGAATGTTAATGACGCGGCCGAGCTAGTGGATGGTGCGTTAATTTTAAATAGAAATTAAAGGAGATTAAAAAATGGCATATGTAGATAATAATACTCCGGTTATTGAGAAGATTACGTTGCCTTCTGGTAATAGTTATTGGATTGCAGACCGTGAGATTAGAGATGTTGTTGATACATTAAGTCAGACCATTGCTGGCGGCGTTTCATATAATGTTGGTTGGGATGGAACATCTGAACCAGTTGTGGGTAATATACCAGCGGGAGTTGAGGTTGAATATCAAGGACAGACTTATACTGGTACACTTGTTGCGAATAATGCAGCGCCGGGCGCATTTTACTTGGTTAAGTCTAGTACACAGACAGATATGGATGTGTATGATGAATATGTGCCGGTCGGTGAGGCTGGAAGTAAAACTTGGGAACTTATTGGTAATACTCAAGCAGATTTGAGTGATTTGGTCACAGCGGTTTCACTTACTAAGCAAACCGATACAGTAATTGGTAGTGATGCAACTTTCACAATTACTCAACCAACAGTAGCCTTAGCAACTGGCGCAACAGCTGGAGAAGGAGTAGTTAGTGTTGCTACGGGTATTTCAAGTGCAAGTGCTTCTGGTGGCGGCGCGGCTTGGAACTCAAAGGATTCTAAGACAGTTATTACTTCATACCCTGGAGTTACAGGTAGCGCAGCTAGTTCAGTTACACCAACTACAAAAAAATTAGCTACTACTACAGTTACTGGGGTTAGTGGAAGTACAACTCCAAGTGTAGTTCAGGGTAGAACTTCACAAACAACTGCTACTGGTGAAGCAACAGCAAGCACAACTAATACAGATTGGTTAAAGGGCGTAAGTGTTACAAATAAGGTGCTTACATTCGGTGCAGCTACACCAGCTACACAGACTACATATAGTGCTAATGCACCGGGAACTATTACAGTTCCTACCGCAGCAAGTAGTGCAACTACTGTTGCAACTGGTGCAACAACTACTACTGGTAGTGGTGCGGATGTGGTTACAGATGTAGAGGTTGGAGATACAGTTACTGTATTAACTGGGTTGGGTACTCCTAATACAGCAACAGTTGTTGGTACTTCAGCTACATTTACAAATACACAGCCTACTATTACAGTTACACCAAGTACTACTAATATTAAGGCTACTGCAAGTGGTGCAAATACTGCTTGGAACAATAAGGATTCAGTTACTGTTCTTAAGAGCACAACTGATGTTGAAGTTACAAAGGGTTAATATAGATTTACAAGTTGTACGTATTCTGCGCGCGGCCGGTGATGTTTGTGCGTCATCGGCCGTTCTTGCACATACAAAGACGACCGCGCGCAGTATAAGTATGACGAATACGTACAAGGAGTGAAAAGGATATGGCTGATATTAGTCAAGTTAAATTACCGAATGGTGATACTTATAATCTAGTTGATGAGACTAGTGGATATATAAAAAATTATACAGAAACAGACCCAATATTTAGTGCTTCTGCCGCGAGTGGAATTACAGCGACGGATATAAGTAATTGGAATGGGAAGAGCAGTACGGATGAGAAGGTAAAATATACACCATTAACTGGTACTGATACTAATGCATATGGTATTTTATTTGCGCAAAATAATGGTAGTACCGAGCAAACCACTACTGTGTATTCTGGACGTGTAAGATTCACTCCTTCTGAAGGTAAAATTTCTTATTTTAATGGAAGTGGGTCACGGGTTGGTTATTTATCATATAAAGAATTAAAATTAGCTTCTGATGCATCGACATATAGTGGGTCTTTAAATGTAACTAATCTTACTAGTAGTAGAACTTACACTTTACCAGATAAAACTGGAACAATAGCCTTAACCTCTGATATTCCAGATACATCTTCTTTCTTAACTTCTGAAACTGACCCTGTATTCAGCGTGAGTGCGGCTGCAGGAATTACGGCGACAGACATAAGTAATTGGAATGCGAAGGTTAGCGATGATAAGACTTGGAATGGGGTTACATTAAATAAAAGTATATATGGTCAAAATTCTGATAAGTATATTCCATTTATTTCTGGCTCTAGTAGTAGTGGAACTACTGCTTATTATACAAAAAGTACGGCCACTCCTACTGCAGGTTATATTGCACAATATGATAGTAATTCATATCTTTACTCTACAACCCCATCTGCGAATGACAACTCAACAAAGGTTGCAACAACGGCATATGTAGATACAGCAATTCCAAAAGTATATAGTTCAACAAACACAGGTGGCTATCTCACAATGGCAACTTTACCAATATATGACGGGACGGTGGTATAAATGAGTACAACAGTAACATATAAAGGTAGTACTCTTACTACCGTTAATAATCAAACTCGCACTTTAAAAACTGCGGGTAAGTACATGGAAGGGGATGTTATTTTAACTGACGTTACCGAAAGTGGGAGTGGTGGTTATGTAACACAAGACCAAGATGGATTTATCGTACTTCCGTCAACAGGCGGCGGTAGTGGTGGCGGAGCACAGGAACTCACTGGAACTTTTACGGGCAATGGCGACATTTCGGTGCAAATCCCTTGCAGTTTCGCACCAAATTTGATTTATGTATACGGTGACTTGTCAGGGGATGTCACGCTCCGAGGTGTGATTTCGATTACGTTAATCAAAGACACTACACTTTATCTAACTGCGGATACGTCTCAATCATCAACCTCAGAGAATCTTGTGGCTATAGCACATGGGTTTAGCGGGTACAACGAATCAAACTCTTCAGCCCCACATGCAACGTATTCAAATGGGGTTCTGACTATAGATACTGGCGAAAACACAAGTTCCAAGCGTTTCGCTTCTGGTATAACTTATAACTATAAGCTGGTTGGCCTGACACTGCCAAGTTCAGATATTCCTCTTAATACGCAGTTGATTGACTTCACAAAGACCACAAATGATTACGTGGTCAATTCAAGCGGTAATGTAGTAGCTGAACAATGGTATTCTGTATCAGACTATACTGAGATAGACCCATCTATGACGTTCTCGTATAGCGGATGTTATTGGTTCTATATCGGCTTCTATGATGCAAGTAAGAATACTATAAGCGCATTAAATATGAATAGCGACGGCACACAAAGATCAAACGATACTAACTATTGCGATGGCACGCTAACGCCTGCAAAGATACCGTCCAATGCTAAATATGTCCGCATTACATCAACGTATAATCCTGATAGCACGATTCTGTCGCTCATAAGGACAGCATAAAGGAGGTAAACTATGGCATTAGATACATTAGAAATATTTGGTGATGAGTTTACCAATGTAGCAGGCATCAAAGCTACAGACTCAAATAGTGGTACAAAAGTCTATATTAGACCGCAAGGCACTAAAAATATAACGCAGAATGGAACAAGCATTGATGTCACGGAATATGCATCAGTCAACGTAGCTGTTGATGGTGGTGAGTATACACGTACAGTGATCGCTCCACAGCAAAATATCACTACGAATATCGCATATTCAAGAGGATACGCAGGCGGAATCGCCAATTATACTGAAACGCCCGTGGTCGGCGATATGTACCTCGTCACCTTTGATGGCACGGAGTATGTCTGTGAAGGTTTCCTAGGTGATTCCACGGGATACGTCATAGGAGATTATAGAATCTATACTACGACTACTGTAATGCAGTATATGACAGTACCATTCGCTTGTGCGTACTACTCAGATACGGGGTATGCTCTTGTTACAAGAGATACGAATACCCACACGTTAAAGATTGAAAAACTTGAGTTTGTAGAGGACGGCACGACACTAATAAGCAAGAATATCACAGCTAATGGTACATACAATGCTTCAAGCGACAGCGCAGACGGATATGCAAGCGTGACGGTCAATGTGTCAACGGGTACGCCAACAATTCAATCGCTGACTGTAACACCGTCCACAACACAGCAGACATTCAATGCTTCAGGGGTGGATGGATATAAACCAGTAACTGTTGAGGCAATGCCCGCAATGACACTTCCGACTACTGCAGCATCTTCTGCTACATCTGGTTATACTTCAAAAGCTACGATTGGACGTAGCACCGCGGCCCAGTATATAAATATACCACCAGGGTATAATAGTACCGGTGCATACTATGTAATTAGTGCGGTGGCTAATGGTAGTGCGACCGCGCCTGCTTCAATCAGTGGCACGGCCGCGAGTGTAAGTACGGGGACTAATACATTGACACTTACAAAGACAGTTAGTGTAACACCAACAGTAAGTGCAGGTTATGTAAGTTCAGGAACTGCAGGTAATAGTTCTGTTAGTTTAACCGCTTCTGTTACAACAAAGGCAGCAGCAACAATTACACCGACTACTACAAACCAAACAATTGCAGCTGGTACATATCTTACTGGCGCGCAGACAATTGTAGGAGATGCAGACCTTGTAGGAAGCAACATACTTTCAACTGCAAATATTTTTGGGGTTCAAGGAACTGTTGATTTCATAGATGTATATATCCGTAGTGCTGCACCAACTTCTTCAGTTGGTAGTGACGGTGATATATATATTCAAGAATAGGGGGTGAGTTATGTCTAAAACGATAAACGTACAAGATACTTACACTTCTAATACAGTTAGTTTTGACTCAACGAACTCCAATTATGCTTCTGTAGTAAGTGGTTATCCAATAGAAAATGGTATTGGTGATGGTAGTGGTACATATGCAGGTTTTGTACTTGCGACTGGTTCTAGTGCCGTCACCAACATATACTATAATTTTAATTGTAGTGGCATACCATCGGGCGCGACGATTACATCTGTATCATGTCGCGCGAGGGCATCAAGATCATCTACAAGTTCAAACTATATTGCAAGTGCATATTTACAACTTTGTACTGGTACAACTACAAAGGGTTCTCAAACAAGTGTTGCAACAACAACTGCAACATACTTTGATTTAACCCCTGGTACCTGGACACTTGCAGAACTTCAAAATGCAAAAATCAGATTTCAAGGTACAAGAGGTACTCGTAGTACTTCATCAACTTCTTATTCATTAAGATTTTTCGGAGCAGTTTTAACAGTTGAATATAGTTTTCAAGGCATTGCTTATACTGTTACTGCTACTAGTTCAGTAACTGGTATTACAACAGACCCAATAACACAAGATGTAATTGCCGGTGAAGATTGTGAAGTTATAATTAATGCTAATTCAATTGATGATTTAGAAATTACTGATAATGGTAATGATATTTCTAATTTACTAGTACGCCATCATGTAGATACTGGTGGTACAGTAAGTCAAGCACCAGCATCATATACTACATCTGGTTCAATAAGCGGTACTCGTTATCAAGGTGCGATAGGACATACGGTAGAAAATCCCGGAACACAGACGGGTAATGACTATTGCTCATCAAGTGGTTCAACTGCAACAATTTATTATAAATTTGATTTTAGTAGTATACCAGAGAATGCGACAATTTCTTCTATGAGTGTTCAGGTTTATGGACACTTAGAAAGTACATCACAATCTAATGAAGTCGCACGATTAAACACATATTCTGGTACTACGGCAAAAGGTACACAAACCGAGTTTACTTCAACTTCAAATCAAACAGTCACAATTACACCAGGAACATGGACGACCGCGGAGTTGCGTAATGATCCGCGTGTTGGTTTTACAATTGGTTACTATGGAGGTCTTGTTACTGGTATTACTTGGTCTGTTACATATGCTGTGCCAAGTAGTGGCTATGATTATTACTATGTATATTCTATTGAAAACATTGCGGCTGACCATACAATTTTAATTGAAGAGGCTGGCGCATTTGTACCACCGGAAGAAGACCCAACATATAACTATTATCCAATTACAATTTCTTCTATCAATGCACTTACTAGTCCTGGTAATGGTACAACACGTGTGCAAGAAGGTACAAATCAAACTATCACAATAACTCCAACCGACCCGCAACTTACATTGGCTCTTGATAATGGAGTTGATATAACAAGTCAGTTAGTTGGTGGGACACCAACAAATACATATACAATTACAACACAGGTCAGCGGCGCATCATATGGATTTAGCTTAAATAGTTCAACTGGCTATTATGTTTCTACTAATAATGGCGTATCTAAATCCGCATCGGTTGCTCGCTTAAATATGGATTTTGAGAGTGATTGTCTTGTAACTATCCAATATATAAACTATGCCGAAGCTTCATATGACTATGGTATGTTTGGTAAGTTGGATACAACAGTAGCGACAGATGGATTAACCGCGAATAGTTCTACTGGTCAATCGACCCCATCAGACTCGACTTCTAATTATCAAATACCAATGTGTAGTAATAGTTCAACGGCACAAACAGTATCATATCAAGTTTCAGCTGGTGAGCATTTTATTGATATTAAATATGGTAAAGATGATGCTTCAGATGCAAATAACGATTCACTTCAGTGGAAGGTTTTAAGTGTAGAAGCCACAAGTGCAGGTGGAGATTATACATATACACTTACTAATGTAACTCAAAAGCATAGCTTAATTTTTATATTTGGTAATGTAAGTTATTATTTTATAACATCTAATGGTACTAATAGTAAACTATTTCCAGATGGCCAAGTTGTAAAATTAGCGGGTGATTCATATCGTTTAGTAATTGTGCCAAATGATTCAACTGCTACAGTTTCATTAGTAGATAATAATGTTGATCGAACAAGTCAACTTCAATATGAAGAAGGGGAAGATAGATATGGTAATACAGTAGTAAATTATATCTATTCTCTTTCAAATATTGCTGCCGCGCATACAATTAATATAACTTGTTCTTCGGCGGCGCAGACTAAAATATATATAAAAAGAAATGGTTCTTGGGTTCAATGCTCAAAAGTATTTTTAAAGGTAAATGGTTCATGGGTTGAACAATCAACTTCAACTTGGTCCACTTTACTTGACCCAAGCGACAATTATAGAATTGTTACTTAAAGAAACTGAAGATGACTCTGATAAAATCCACTTAATCTATGAAGATTGAGTGGTTTTTTATTGACCAAAAGGAGAATTAGAAATGGAGCAAAAAGGAGATTTTTTAGGGTTTAAATTTGATAATAAACACTCTTCTGACCTTAATATAGTTCGTACAAGCGATGGAGATAGGTTTGAAGAGCAAATTATACCAGAGGTTAAAGATATAGCTGTTGAAGTTCCTGGCATGGATGGAGAGTATTATTTTGGTAGTACTTATGGTCCACGTTCATTTGATATTTCAATTGCTTATGACCATTTAACTCAAGAGGATTTTAGAAAACTTAGAAGAATATATGGATGTAAACACATCGGAGAATTAATTTTTGATGAAGCTCCATATAAAAAATATTTGGCAAAAATTGAAAGCCCAATTGAACTTTCTTATATTTGTTTTGATGAGCAGAAAAAAGAGCTGACTAATTTTGATGGCATATATGGTCAAACGACCGTGATGCGGCCAGCTGAAGGTACGGAACGTATCTATAAAGGAGAAGGTAAACTTACTTTTGTTACTTATTTTCCTTTTGCAAAGTCATGCTTTAAAGAACTTCCATCAGAATATGAGAATAGTGATTGGGTTATTTCTAGTGGAATTTTATCGTCGACCGATAGAGAAACAAATAATATTGATGTAAATATAAATGGTACAATAAAAGTATATAATGCTGGTGACGCTCCTACTGGCTTTCGACTTTTCATTCCTAAGGGGCAGACAAATCAAATTTCATCGGTATCATTATCATATAAGTCAAAAGCATCTCTGTCTGTTCCGACGGCTCAATTAATAATTAATCCAATTACTTTAACAAATACTGAAGTTGGTTATGTAATTGATACTAATAGCGGTTTAATCAATGGAATAACTAGTTATTCTTTAGACGCAGGAAATGGTTCTTTTATAACTTCAGGTAATATATATAATAGCGCAGTAGAAAGTGGTTACTTCTTTAAGCTTGAGCCAAACGAAGATGTGACAAATACTGGTGTTATAGAAATAAGCGGCGGCGAAGGAGCGCAAATCTTTTACGATTATTTATACTTCTAGGAGGCTTAAATGGGTGAGCTATTAATAAAACCATATGAAATTTCCGTTTGGGAAGATAAACTCACCCAAAACGGATTTGAAGAAACAAAACTGGCAGTCATTGGTTCAGATACAATGAGCGGGCCTAATAAAGTATATGACCCAGTTTTTACAAAAAATACAAATGGAGAAAAGACGCTAACATTTTCTCTTAAATATAAATATTTTGACCCATATATTGGAAATGCAGAAGTTGTCAATCCTTTTGCGGCACTGTTATCAAATGAGCGAAAAGTTAAGCTTAAATATGGCAAAGATGAAGAAGGAAAAGACCAGTGGTACGAGTTTATTGTTAAAGACCACACGGAATCAAACGAAGAATATACTTGGACTTATAATTGTACTGATGCATTTGTTCTTGAGCTTTCAAAAAATGGGTATAATATTGAATTTAGTGCAGACTTAGATAACAATCATGGTACTGCGCGCGAGCTTGCGAAGAAAACTCTTGAAGACACAGATTGGAAGCTTGGTGGAGTTGATTTACTAAAACAATTGGTTGAAGAACCAATTTATAAAGCTACTTTAGTTTCTAAAACTGGCATTGAAATTATCAATGCAAGTGAGGATGGAAAGGCGATTCCAGACGCTGGCGCGCAAGTGTACGTATTTTACAGCTACGTAAAAAATCAGAATGGAAAATTTGTACAATTCATTGTTCGAGATAATTCGGCTTATACAATTGATAGTAAAAATGTAATTACAGCTACTAATTATCGTATTACTACTGATTTAATTTTTAGAGATAATGGGTTTTATTTAGGTAATGCTGAAACTCCTATTCTTTCACTCGGTGAAATAGAAACTCAATTTCATGCTAATCGCTTAGCTTATGGTCAGCTTACAACTTATGACCCTATAATGGGGCATACAGTTGACCGCTATAGAATTAATGATACAAACGGGCGCGAAGTATATAAATATACAGACTTTACATATACTACTTCTACTATAGTAATGAACTATGTTGCGAATGGAGATAACTTTAATGCATTAGAAGATGGTTCATTACAAGGCTGGAATCCATATGTAGACGTGGAAGATGGTGATAATGTCAGAAAGTTAGAACTTGTAACTAGACCTGAACTTGGCACTAATAAAAAATTAGCTGATGTTAGTTTACTTTCTCAAATTGAAGGATTTTTAAAAGCTACTTTTAACGACGTAAAGAAAGTAAACGGTAATAAAACCTATAATCTTATTTGTAATAGTGGCATTGAAGATAACGCTTCTTATGTACAGTCAATCGCCGCGGGTGACCAGTTCGTATTTAGATGGCGCGCGGGCGTAGGAGAACTTGATAATTTAACATCTTACAAAGGATTAAGAGTTTTAGTAGCTAAATATGAACAAGATACACCAACCAGATATGGATATTATTATAAGCATGTAGACCCAGATGATGTAATTATTGAGTTTGATTTTTCTAATATTGCTAATATTAATCCAGACTATAATTATATTACTGGCGGAACTTTAGCTGATGTTGTAGATGAAGAGACGCAGCAACCTACTGGCAAAAAGAACTATGTAATTGATGATGTTCCGCAAACTCCTTCTACTAAATATGTATATAAAGTTGGTAATGTTAGTTATGTATGGGATGGAGAATTAAGTAATTTTTATGTGCTTAATGAACAGACTAGTACATATGTAGATGAAGATGAGCAAACTCATATTTATCTTCCTTACTATTATGTATTGGGCACAGCTGTAAAATCTTTATCTCAAAAAGAGATAAATGACCCTGAAGATAAGAAAAAGATTGGTATTTTCTTTTATATAGATGAACAGTTAACTGAGCCAGTGGAGATTACTCGTATTCTTAGACGAGAAATACCAGTTGAACCTGAACCAGTTGAACCTGAACCAGTTGAACCGACCGAGCCAACAGATGAGGATGAAGACGAAGAAGAAGAAACTCCAACTATTCAAATAATTCATCAAATAACCGAAACAATTGAACCAGTTCATGGTACTTCAATAAGTTTTAGTTGTGGAAACTTTAGTTATAATTGGACTTCAGGTGTTGAAGATAGCGAAGATGATATAGTTATAGAAAGAGATACTTATGAATTCACTTATAATTCAAGTAAAGGACTTATTACTTTTAGTGATAGTAGTGAAGAAGGAATAATGTCCTATACTGTTAGTTATACTAAACTATCTTCAATTTACATACAAGACGTACAATTAACTCGTTATATACCAGATGTTGGCACCGAGCCTGTAAAACCAATTTTGGTAGGAAATGTGCCAACTGCCACATCTAATCCAACAGATTACTACTATTTAAAACCAGATGATGGTATGGAAGCTGACGATATTATCACTTATACTCAACCAAGTGAGTTAATAGCTGATTTGGGTATTCAAGGTGGTTCATTGGTACCATTATATAATAGTAGCTCTGAAAAGAATTTATCTATTAGTGTTTCTCAATCAAATTGTTTTAATATATTACAAACAATAGCAGAAACATTTGAGTGTTGGATTGATTTGGTTGTCGAACACGACGCGGCCGGTAAGATTTTGATTGATGAGAATGGTGGGCCGCGCAAGTATGTATACTTAAAAGAGTATGTTGGTAAAGATAACTACGCTGGCTTTAAATACGGAGTAAATCTTCAATCTATAGAGCGAAATATTAATTCCGATGAAATTGTTACAAAACTAATTGTAGAATTAGCTCAATCAGACTATACAGATGAGGGTTTTGTTTCTATAGCTAACGCCCCTTCAAATATTAGTGGCGAACAATATATATTAAATTTTGACTATTATTATAGCCAAGGTTTATTAGATAGAGATGTAACTCAACCAGAAATTGATAGGCTAGTTTCTAATGTAAAAGATTTTAATTTAGAATTAAAAGAGTTAGAAAAAGAGCGTAGAGAACTTAACTCAGTATTTACTGATATTACTAGTAAACGTAATGTTTATACCGAATTAATAGATAGTGCAGCAGCTGATAAGAATGAAGCCTTAGCTGACTTTGAAGAGTTAACTGGTCAGACTTATGATGAATATAGAGAGCTGCATAATGAGTTGGTTGAGCCAGTTGAAGGAGAAACAGAGCAAGAGAAATACGAACGTGAAAGCGAACAACTTACTGAAGAAGAAAATATTCTTGAGTATTTTAGTCGTATTTATACTGATTCAGCTGTAATTAATAATTATTCAGGTATACTTACTAATATAAATAAACAATATTGGGATATAAAACATAAGCTAGACGGATATGAGAATTATAAAGTAAAAATTTGGGTAGATTTTGATGAACTTGAACAACGTCATGTATTTATTAGTTTTAATGACTATATAAATGAAATCGTTTTTACTGTAGGTGGTGTTGAATATAGAACTAGTTTAAGTCAAAAAGATTTCGATATATTAAATGTTGGTGATGGTTCAACTATTGAATTTAATAGTTTACCTGAGGGTTTTACTATTAATGCAGAAAATAATCAATATGAAATTAATGATTATAAGGTTGCAAAATTTAAAATTATCAATCCGAATACAACAATTAATGGTATTTCTGATAGAATAGAAGAAAAAATAGAAGAAAAGAATCAATTAGTAAAAGAGTTTAATAATAGATACCGTCGTTATATTCAAGAAGGTACTTGGAATTCAACTGACTATATTGATTCTGAGCTTTACTATCTTGATGCGCTTCAAGTAAGTAATACTTCAGCTCAACCAGTAGTAACATATACAATCAATGTGGTTGAAATAAGTCAATTAGAAGGCTTTGACGGATACTTATTTGATGCTGGTGATAAATCTTATGTGGAAGACGTTGAGTTCTTTGGATGGGCTGATGTTCATGGCATTCGTACACCAGCGCGCGAAGAAGTAATTGTTTCAGCTGTTGAATGGCACTTAGATGCTCCAGATCAAAATATAATTACAGTACAAAATTATAAAACTCGTTTTGAAGATTTGTTCCAGCGTATTAGCGCGGCGGTTCAAACTGTGCAGTATAATGAAGCTACATATGCAAAGATTAGTACTTTACTCGATGCCAACGGTATGATTAATCAGAATGTATTACAAGCATCTCTTAATCGTATGGCAGGACAAAAGTATAATTTGGTTAGCGACGGGTCAATTTGGATTGACGGAGATAACATTCTAATTCGAAATTTGACTAATACTGGAAATTATGTTAAAATTAATAGTGAAGGGATACAGATTTCTTCTGATGGTGGAAATTCATGGTCTACTGCTATTAATGGACAAGGTATTAACATAGGTACTGTATATACTGGTCAATTAAATACTAATAACGTTATAATTGGTAATTCCAATAGTCCAAGTTTCCGTTGGGATAAGGCTGGTATTAGTGCATATAAGTCTACTGGTGTCACTTCGGAACTTGATGGAGAGACTTATGAAATATATGACTTACAAACTTTTGTACGATATGACCAAAATGGATTATATGGTATAAAAGAGGGTGGCTCATATAAACCATACACGCTTGAAGAAATAAAAGATAAGGCTCATTTCGCAATTACTTGGGATGGATTCTTTATTAAGAATTCATATGAGGATGGTGGTCGCGTTAGTATTACTTCTGATAATGACTTCCAAGTTATTGATGGCTCAGACCAAGAAAGAATTAAAATTGGTTCATTAGGCGTAGAAAATAATGAGCGTATCTATGGAATTAGCATTAAAGATAAGAATGGTAATACTGTTTTATCAACTAATAATGCTGGCGATTTGACAATGACTGGTACCATTAATGCTACTGGTGGTAACTTTAGTGGAATTGTTAATGTTGGTCCAGACAATAGCGACCATATTATAATAGATGGCAATAACGCTTTAATTCGTTCATCTAATTTTCAAGAATCTGCTGGTTATGGGTGGATGATTAATAAAGATGGTGATGCGGTATTCAATAATATAACGGCGCGCGGAGCTATTAAGACAGCCGTATTCGAATATGCAGAAATTCAAGCAGTTGGTGGAATTTTTATATTTAGACCTTCAAGCACAATTAAAAATGCAGTAATAGATGGAGAGAATCTTATTTTTACTGTTGAAAAACCACATTTATTTCAAGTTGGAAGTTGGTGTAAAGTTAGTAACTATACAACTGATGGCTCTGAACCAAATGTACAAAGTATTTTATCTTTTAATGGATTAACTCATACTTATAAAGTTATAGCGGCAAATGGAAAAGTAGTTACTTTAGAAGGTGCTGCTAAAATGGTTCAAGGTAATACTGCTATTACTGATTTGGTTAGTTTAGAAGGCGGCGCGCTTATTGATATGGGCCGAGAAGATGGCACTTCTAACTACGGAATTGGAGTTAATAGCTCTGATAATACTGTTAATTTACCACCGCGCGCGATAAGTTTGTTTGAAACCATTGTTGATGAAACCAGAAATCCAAAAGTTTCATATAGCTTTAGAGGTATTCTTGGTACTTTACCGAGTACACAAATTGCAAATATAAGCGTTAAATCTAATATATATAATAACATGGTTGGTACTCAAGGTATTTATACTGATAATATGTATATTGGAGATAATCAACAGTATCTTGCATTTTATACTGACGGAAGCGGAAATAAACATCTTAAAATTAGTGCAAGAGAAATGGTATTTAGTTATGATCCAGAGACAGATACTGAAACTACTTGGGAAGAACATATAGATGAACAAATTCCAATTAGAGTTGAAATTGAATCTAGTGCTGGAGAACTATTTGTAAGAGAAGATATACGTACTACTTTAACTTGTTATGTATATAAAGGAAATGAAGAAATAACAAATCAAGTAATAAGATTTACTTGGAGCAAATATATTATTAATTCGAACGGTGGAAAAGAAAAGGATGAAACATGGGTTAGATTACCAGGAGGACGACAAATTACAATAGGTCCTGAAGATGTGGCATCTAAAGCAATTTTTGAGTGCGAAGTCGAATTATAGGAGGAAAATAATGGCAACAACAAGCTATGGTTCAATAACAATTGTTGATATTACAGATGTGGGTGATTTTTCAGTATATCCACAAGCGAATAAAGCACAAACTCAAATTTATAATCCAGATTCAAGTGGTGACTTGGCTTATACTCCAAGTTGGTATGGTAATAATAATGAATTGATTATTACTCCTGTCGCATTTTATGCTGGTAAAAATAAAACTAGTGTTGCTACATATTCTTGGAAAAAGTATGTTAATGGTGTAGAAACAAATTTTACTGCAAATGAAATAGTAGCAAACACTACTAGACATGAAAGTTTAACAATAAATGCTAATATATTAACTACAAGTAACCCAATGGTAACTTATGAAGTTACTGCTTATTATTCCTCTCCAGAACTGGGGGAAACGCCTTTAGAAGCGGTGGGAAGAATTGATTTTTCATTAATTAGTCAGGGTAGTTCTGTCGCATCCGTAAATATTACTGGAGATAATATATTTGCTTATGATGCGATAGGTCAATTAAAAGCTAGTGGTTCTGATCCAATTTTGTTAACTGCGACATATTCTCATATTACTGCGGTTGGTTGGAAATATAAATCTGGATCGAATTGGGAGTCTTATCCATCAATATATAATGGAAGCACTTCTACTATTACAACTGGTAACACCCCTACTTTAAAGGTATTTGCACAACAAACTGATGATGGTACTGCATCTGGAAATTTAATTTTTGTAGATGATAGATTAACTATTAGATATGAAGGTACAGATGTAAATAATCGAACTGTTTATGATGAATTTACTATTGTTAAGTTAAGAGATGGTGGTATGATTGCTACCGCCACATTAACTAATGATGATCAAATGATTCCAGCAGATAAAGATGGTCATGCACCAAGTAGTGCATTTGGAGAGGCAACTACTAGTAAAATTACTATTTATGATGAGAATGGTAATAATGATACTGATAATTGGAATATAGTAATCTCTGCAACTTCAGGTTTAACTTATGAAAAATCAACTAATGGTAGTTCTTGGAGTGCTTCATCTGCTTCAGGATATGGTTATACTTACGTGAAAGTTACTGGTATGACAGATGCAGTAAGTACTGGTAGTATTTTATTTACTTGTACTCATAAAACAGACCAAACTGCTCCACGTATTGAAAAAACTTTTTCACTTGTAAAAATTAATGCTGGTCAAGATGGTGATGATCCGGTTATTTATGATTTAAAAGCCAATGTGATTGCAGTTAATAGAGCAAAAAATGCTGATGGTACAGGTGGCGCGTATACTCCATCTTCAATTACTTTTACTGCTTATAGAACAATTGGTAATACTACTTCTATATATTCAGATGGTTTTATTCGTGTATTTGCTGATGGAGTTGTTAAAAATACTAGTACCACTGCTAGGGGAACAGTAGAATATACAATGAGTACTAGTCCAGGCGCGCAAGTTATACGAGCAGTATTATATAGTGAAAATACTTTTACTAATGAATTAGCTTCACAATCTGCAACAGTTACCAATGATGGTAACAAAGGAGCAAATGGACAAAATGGCCTTGGAGCAATTAATGTGGTAATTGATAATGAACATAGTGGTTTAAATTGTAATGCTAATAATCAAACTACTTCAAGTCAGTCTATAGTAATTCATTTCACTGGTTATCAAGGTACAACTTCTCGTTCTACTACAATTAGTAATCCAACTTTATCAGGAGTAAGCTATCAAAGCGGTGGTTCAACTATTACTTCTATTACTGGTACGGTTTCTGGTAATACCATTACATTTGTTATTCCTTCTGGAGCAACATTGGCAGAAAGTGGATCGGCTGAATTATCATTTGGAATATTAGGACAACATTATAATAGTAGTGGTACGTTAGTTGATGACAGTAGCAGAACTACTATTACTAAATTATTTACTTGGAATCGTAATGCCGCGCCGGCAGAAGCCGTAACTGTAGTAATGGAATATCCAGATGGTCAAGTGTATCAAAATAATACTGGTTCACTTACAGTAAAAGCCATTGTATATGATGGGGGTTCTCCAATTACTGCTAGTAATGCTTCTTATGTGTGGCAACAATATGATGGAACTATTTCTGGTAATGATAAATATGGTTCACTTAAAAATGGGGCTTCTGCTAATGGTAATACTTTAACTGTTGATGCTATAGCTGTAGATAGTTTTGCATCGTTTAGAGTCACAGTTACTTATCCAAGTGGTGGTACAACTACATATAAAGCTTTTGCTTCACTAATTGATAAATTTGATCCGCTACAAGTAACAGTTCATTCAACAATTGGTACACAAATTAAAAATGGACAGGGATATGGAGCATTATTTGTAAAAGTTAGAGAAGAAGGAAGCGAAGTAGATGAAATTCCTTTAAATATTGAAGCAGTAACTGCTACTTCTCAAGCTGATTCAAATGCTACTTATTGTATTTTATGTGTTAAGCCAAGTTCTACCACTGGAACAAATGATACAGTTGCTAGTAGAGGAAGTGCAACTTTATATAAAAAAACAAATAATAGTTGGGGAGCAGTTACAGATTATGATTGTACTTATGCTTGGACTTATCATGATATAAATGGTAATGCTTTGGGAGCTGGCGATAGAAAACCAGCAACTTCTGGAAAGTGTGTTTATATTGATGCTAGTTTAATTCAATCAAAAATTACAGCAGATGTAACAGTAACCAAAAATTAATTAAAATAAAAGTCGAATTTTAAAAATTCGACTTTTTTTATTGGTAAAAATTTGAAAACTTCTAAAATTTTTGATATAATATTATTATAAGATGAAAGTGCACGAAATCTTATAATAAACTATTTCAAAAAATCTGATGAGGCGATATGCCAAGGAGAAGTCGAAAATGATTTTCCTGCAATTTAAAGATGCACGAATGGAATGCATCGAATTTAACTGTTACTTTGGAGAAATTGGCGAAGACGTTAATAGTGAAATTGAGTTAATAATTGACGCCAATGTAGATGAAATTGAAAAGCTTTATAGTAGTCCATTTTTAATTGAAATGGAACATCACACTTATGTATTCAGTGGGTATGAATTATGGGAATTTTATGAGGTTGAAAATGGATTAGTAAAAATTATTTGTAGAAAATAGGATTTAAGTCTTTCTCTATATTAGGAGTTCGAATGTATGTTCGGACTCCTTTTTCATTTGTTCGCGCGGTCAGATCCTGTTGTTTATAAGTTGAACCGATACGTAACGTAAGTTGGCACGGCCGCGAAACTTATACGAATTGAAATAAAATTTGACTTATAAATAGATTTATGGTATAATTTATATAGTAGGAAATTTTATGAAATTTAAAGGAGAATAAAAGTAATGGCACAAGTTTCATATGGTACTGTTACTATAACTGATTTAACAGACATAACAGATATGTTTTTACAATATGGATTAGCTTTAGCAAACGCTTCTGTAACTAATTCATATTCTTTTAGTGGTACTAATGAGAGAGGCTGGTATGTTACTACTCAAGATACAACTGTAATTGCTAATAAAATTTACTTTCAAAAAAGTGGTAATATATATAAAATAGTTTTAAATCCAACCGGTAATCCAAAAAGTAGTGGTTGGTATGAGTCTGCCGCCTATCCAACTTGGATTTCTGGTTATCAAATTTGGATTAGAGAGGTAAAAATTAAAGAAGGGGTTGATTTGCCAGAATATGGAACTCCATATTTAGATACTGCGGTTAATCAAGTAAACAATAATATAATTAATTTAGATAATAAATTACAAACGTTCTTTTGGCCTGGTGATTCAAACTATCCTGGCGCTTTTGCAGTAAGTAAAACAGAGAGTGAAGGTTTAGTTACTACAAATGCAAATACTTATGGTTGGAATACACGAGTAGGAGTTGGCTCTATTAGTATGGGATATAATACAATTCCATTATTAGAATTGGGTTTATTAGATAGTGGGAATTTTAATGGTTTAAGGTTATATAGTCCTATACTTACTAATTCTGTAGTGACTGGCAATAGATTAGATGCAACATTAGATTCAAATGGTTTGGTTTTATCTCAAGGTGGAATTAGCGCTGGAACAAGCAATACCAATAATTATGTATATCTTTCTTCTATAGATGGTCCTTTTGTTCCTATTAATGATTTTACACCAGATTCAGAATCAGATGAACCAAGATGGAGACAAATAATTGGGACAAAATTTGGAGTTTTAAGTGATGGTACATTATATGCATCAAATGTAAATGTTAGTGGTACGATTAATGCAACTGTGGGGCAAATAGGTGGAGCTGTAATTACAGATGGATTATTACAAATTACAAAAGCCAATATCAGTGATAAACTAACAGCAAATGAAATTGATGTAGATACTTTGATTGCCACAGGACAATTAGCAACTACTGGACAAATAAATGCTATATCAAATAATGGTAATTTAAATTGGAATAATGGAGTTTTGACAATTTCAGCATCGCCATATTCTGTTGAAATAGGAGGCACTGGAATTAAATTTAAATATAATGAATCAACTCCAGCTTTAATAGATCAAGATAAATTAAAAATTGGCAAAACAGTTGTATTAAATGAGATGCAACTTGGAGAAAACAAATGGAGTTGGAAAATTGATCCAATAGATAATTATATATATTTAAAATGGATGGGTGAATAATATGGCGACAATTACTAGGACTTTTACAGAATCAACACTTTACAATGAGGCTACCACAAAAGCTACTCATGTATTAACTTTTGTGGGAACAGACGTAATTGCTTCAACTGATGTTACGGGTTGGACGCTAACACTTTATGATAAGATCAATACAAAAGCAAATTCACGTAATAGAGGAACACCAAACACTTATATAATTTATTATTATAATGGAAATGAATATATAGGAAGTGCTGATCCAATAGGACATAATGCATTGCCATATACTGCAAACACACAATTTTTAATTGGTTCATCTTCTTGTGGAGGGGTAAAGACTTCTAAATTATTTAACGAGAATAATTCAACTACTAGAGCCACAACAGTTGATGCTGTTTTTCCTCATGGTATTAGTTATGAAACAAATACTTATACAAATGGAGCATACTATTCTAAGGGTTATGGTCAAACAGCTGACAATTATAGATTACCACTTATAATGGTAACTTTAGACGCTCCGCCAACTATGAATACACCAGTTATTTCTTATAATCGTAAATATCAAAATAAATTATATACTAATTTTTCTGAAATTAGTGTTCAAATTAGTAATATACAAGCACAATATGGTGGCTATATTAAAGAAATTAATGCAGATTTAGGTGGCGGTATACTTTTTAAAGGAATATATACAGAAGAGGTTCAACCTCCATCTAATTTAATATTTGGCCCAGCTTCTTTTATAAAAGCTGGTACTTTTGTTCCTACTATTACAATTACTGATTCAAGAGATCAAACTTATATATGGAAAGGTGATTCTATTGAAATATTACCTTATAATATCAATGTTTCTAATGTAGATATAAAACGTATTGATGCCAACACATTTAAATTTTCTGAAGATGGCATAAATGCAGTTCTTTCAGCTAATTTTAATTTTTTATATATTTCAAATCAATCATATTTAGAGAAGCCAATTGTTTATTATGGTAATTCTGATATTACTGATAATATTACTTGGTATGCAAATTGGACACCAACCAATGGTTTTTCAAATGAATTAAGTAATAATTCTTGGGCTACTATTGATACAAATACAACATTATATGCAAAAATTTCATCAACATTAAGTACTAATAATACACATAGTTTTAGTATTTCTCCTAGAACCAATATTACTAATGGTGATGAAGTACAAATTAGTTTGCCGCAAGCGTTTTATTTGCTTGCTGGACGCCCTGGTGGACATGGATTGGGTATAGGTGTTAAACCGCCAGGTGATAATTTATATATAGATATGGATATTTTTTTAAATACTTCTAATGAAAGAACTACAGATGTTAATTTATTATCTGTGATTCATAGTTTAAATTGGGATTCTGGTAGTTCTACAGTAATAGAATAGTAAGCCCAAAAAGACCACATTAGTGGTCTTTTTTTATTTCAAAAAATTTTCAACTCTTGTCTTAAAAAAGTTGAACCCTTTCAACGAACTACCACTTACTAATGAGTAAAACAAGTTAAACTTAGTTGCAAATAAGTTCAACTTCTACTCATCATAAGCTCGTAGGCGTAAGACTCAACCGAATTAGAGTAGTGCTAGCCTACTCCTAATTCCAACCCTTGGAGGCTATCCATGTCATACGTCTACTACAATCCAAATCCACTCAAACTCTCCGTAGGCGATTGTACAATCCGCGCGATATCCTGTGCATTAAATATGTCTTGGAAGCGCACATATTTATCCCTCGTAATTCAAGGTTTTCAAATGTACGATATGCCATCGGCTAATCGAGTTTGGGGAGAATTTCTCAAGACTAAAGGTTTCAAAAGGTATCAAATGCCAGATATGTGTCCAGATTGTTATACAATTAAAGATTTCTGTCGTCATAATCCAACCGGCACATTTATTCTTGGCACAGGTGAACACGTTGTTTGTGTTATAAACGGAGACTATTATGATTCTTGGGATTCGGGTAATGAGATACCAATTTATTATTTTCAAAGGAGATGAGTTAAATGGCAGGTTATAACAATTATTTCCCTCAAACATATTCGAACTCTCCATACGTATACGCCGCGGGCGGTCAACCTGGACAATCATGGACTCAACCTACTACCGCGCCAACTCAACTCGGCGCAATAAATTGGGTTCAGGGTGAAGCTGGGGCACGTTCAGTGCCAGTTGCGCCAGGACAAAAAGCTTTATTAATGGATTCAGAAACAAACGTATTCTACGTTAAATCATCCGATACAAGTGGCATGCCTTTACCTCTCCGCATTTTTGAATACAAAGAAGTAGACAAGGTTGCGACGAGTGCTCAGGATGACCGCGCGCATGATTACGTAACTCATGAAGAGTTAAATAAAATTTTAGCAGATTTAAAAGATAACAAGCCAAAGGAGGAAAAGAAAAATGAACAACAATTCCTTATTTAAAGAGTTCAATCAGCCTTCCAATCCTTTTGGGCAATTTAACAACTTCTTAACTCAATTTCAACAGTTTAGTTCTAACTTCTCTGGTAATCCAGAGTCTCGTGTTAGACAACTTCTTCAAACTGGACAAATGAGTCAAGAACAATTTAACCAATTGGCTCAAACAGCCACACAATTACGAAAATTCTTAAAATAGATATATAGAGTCTTGCGTCTACCAATTCAACTTTAAAAATTTAGGAGGTAGACGAAATGTCACTTACTGATGGTAATGGATTAAGTGCTGCTGATGTTGCTGCTGTAACTGGTAACAATGGAGGCTTCGGTAACTGGGGTGGAGATGGAGCTTGGTGGCTCATCATCCTTTTCCTCTTTATCTTTAATGGTAATTGGGGCAACGGTAACTGGGGCGGCAATGGCGGCACATATAGCGAGGTTCAGCGTGGCTTTGACCAGAGCGCAGTAATGGGTGGACTTGCTGGTATTCAATCAAGCGTAACAAATGGATTTGTTGATACTGCTTCTGCTCTTTGCAATGGTTTTGCTGGCGTTAATGCATCAATTGCTAATGGTTTTGCACAAGCTGAAATTGCTAACAATGCTCGCCAAATCGCAGATATGCAGACTAACTTTGGACTTCAGTCACAGCTTGCTCAGTGCTGCTGCGATAATCGTTTAGCATCTGCAGACCTTAAATATACAATTGCAACAGAAAACTGTGCAGATAGAACGGCTTTAAGCGATGCACTTCGTGACGTTCTTGAGTCTCAAAATGCAGGTGTACAGCGTATTCTTGATACAATGTGCCAAGACAAAATTGATGCGAAGAACGAAAGAATTGCAGACCTTGAGCGTCAGCTTACAATGGCTAATCTTGCTGCTTCACAGGGTGCGCAGACAGCTATGATTATTGCCAATAATGAAGCACAGACTTCAGCACTTGAGCAATATCTCGCACCAGTTCCTCGTCCAGCCTACATAGTACAGAATCCTAATGGATGCAATTGCAATACTTCTTGCGGTTGTGCATTTTAGGAGGTAATTACTATGGCAGAATATTTAGCTAATGCGACACAGTTGGTTGAACTTAATCAACCGATTGTGTTTAGTGCTTCTATTCCATGTAATCGTGGAAACGTAGTTCACGAAGATGAAACTGGAATTTTTATTCTCCGAGGAAATTCTACAGGTTGTTTTGCAAGATATCAGGTTACTTTTAATGGAAATATAGCTGTACCTACCGGTGGAACAGTTGGGCCAATTGCGGTTTCTGTAGCTGTAAATGGAGAAGCTAGACCTACTAGCCGCGCGATTGTAACACCAGCTGCAGTAGAGGAATATAACAATGTAACCTCTACTGCAATAGTAACTGTGCCGAGAGGCTGTTGCTTCTCCATATCAGTGCGCGCAGTCAGTGGAATTGTTGATGATGCGGCAGGTACACCTGCGCCTTCAATTAATGTAACTAATTCAAATCTTGTAATCACAAGAATCGCATAGGAGGATTAAAATGGATAAGAAAGTAATGGATACTCTCCATGCGATGCTTTGTGGAGAGATTGAAGATATAGCTAAGAAAGGTACATTATCCCATGAGACACTGGATGTGCTTAAAGACTTAGTTGAAACTGAAAAGAATTTGGAGAAAATTAAGAAGTACAAAAGGGAAGAAGAGTCTGAATGGGAAGATAAGGGTTATAGTCAGCGCAAATATTATATCGATGCTGATTATCAGCCAGGCATGAACTCATATGCACGCGGCGGTGGTAATTCATATGGATACTCGATGGGTCGTGTCTATGATGGTGGTCGTAGCTATATGGATGGTAATTCATATATGTATGACTCAAGATATGATATGCCAATGTACTCAATGGCTCGTGGTTATTCACGTACTGGTTCAAAATCTGAAATGATTGAAGAGCTTCATAAGATGATGAATGAAGCTGGTGATGAAACAGTTAAGAAAGCTATTCAAGAAGCAATTACAAAAATGAGTAAGTAATTAAAAGGGTAGGAAAATCCTACCCTTTTATTTTTGGAATGAATTTTTGACGGCGCGCAAGTGTACGAATTGAAATAAAATTTGACTTATTATTGGATTTATGATATAATTTATATAGTAAGAAATTTTATTTTATCGAGGTGGGTTATGATTAATTTAAAACAATTATTACTTAAATTAATAAATACAAATCAACCAATAGCCAGAAAAGTTACTCAATCAAAAGTAATTTCGTTAATAGATTCTCCAATTACATTTACATGTACCAGCGTAAATAGTATAGGTTATATTTATAGTGAACGTCTTCCTGAAATATGTGTATTAGACCAAGATATAACAATAACAGTTTCTGTTACTTGTAATGGATATACTTCAACTTTTACTGGTACTTATACAGTGGGAGAAACTGATCCTTATACAATAGATACATCTATTACTGGTTCTTCAAATACATATAAACTTTTAGTAGATCCAAGTTATTACTCTAATGAGGCTAATGATATTTATATTGATTTTGATTTAGCTTTAGCGCCATATTCTTCTACTGTAGTCACAGAAACTATTACTATTAACTCTGCAACATTAACATTAGATCAGTATTGGGAATATTATCCAGAATCAAAAGCTAATCGTGCTTATCCGCCTGGTAGTCTATATTTAACTACAACCAATACAAATCCTAGTACTACTTTAGGTGGTAATTGGAAATTGGTTGAATCTGTATCAGAGCCTTATTTTTATCGTCATAATACAGCTAATGCTGATAATGACGTTTTAACTTGGAATACTACTAATGTTTGGAAAGGAGCTGATTATCCTAACTGGGTCGTATATACTTTGTTGGAAGGTCAATTATTTTTATCTTTTGGAATTTATCCAAAAGTTGCAGTAAGTGACTCATCTTTAACTTGGTTTTCTATAAACCAAAGCGATACTGGTCGATTATCAACTTCATATGCTTATTATGGGGGTTTTTGCCATGGTGATAATAAAGGGGTTATTGGAACTGGAAACGTCCAAGCCGCAAGTGCTACTAGTCACGATTTTGCAACCAATATAAAAAAATCTTATTCTGCTGATACAGCACATAAATTAGAGGGTAGTGTGATAATGCGTGGTTACTCGGGAGAACAATATCGTAATCGTTGGCATTGGGTTAGATATTTTTAGGAGTTGGATATGATAAATTTAAAACAATTATTATTAAAATTATTACAGCGCAATCAAAAGATTGGTGAAAGTTCTAACAGCTATTTGAATCAAATATATCCAATAAATTCAGTTGTTATAACTAATAATAATAATAATCCTAGTACTATATATGGTGGAACATGGACATTAATTCATAAAGATTTTTCTATTACAAGTTGGGAAGATGGTACCTCTCCTGCTAGTCAAACTGATACAGTATTTACTTTTAATTCTACTTATTGGACACCCGCTAATTACTGCGCTATTATTCGTTGTCCTAATTTTATTATGGTACGTTTGCAGTGTCAAAACAAATTAGCTCTATCTAATACTAATATGAAAGACAATACTGTACAAATAGGATCTTTTAACTTATCAAGATTAGGTATTACTGAAGATGGTGGTTTTTCTCAAATGTTTGTAATAGGTGCGGATGGTTTAAATATGACTGGTATGGGACGTTTTAGGAAAAATGGAAATACTTGGGATGTTTGTGTTGATGACTGGGTAGGGAATGGAACAGTAACCGCTTATACTAGTGGTACAGGCTCAAATTGTTATTTAACATTTTATATCTATCCACGTTTTGAATATAAATTAGATAGTGCATGTGATAAATTTTATTGGAAACGTACGGCATAGGAGTTGTTATGATAAATTTAAAAAAATTATTATTAAAATTACTTCAAAAAGAGACTATAATTGGTGAATCTAATGAGTCTTATTTGAATTTAATGTATCCGATTGGTTCAGAGTTTATAACTGCTACCAATATGAATCCTGGTACTTGGTTAGGTGGTACATGGACTCTTGTTGATAAACAATTTTCTCAACTATATGCTGCAAGTAATGAGGGGGTTTTAACCGGTATTACTTGGGATAGTACTAATGTACAACCGCATGCGACCAATGCAAGAAATATTACGGTTTTAAGAACTGGACATACATTAAAAGTATATGCTGTTTGGTATAACAAAGTTGCGATTGGAGAAGATGATTTTCATTGTTTTGATTTAGATACTACTGCTTTTGGAATGAGTAGTGGACGTATATGCGGACAGCAAGGAATAGAAGCTGATGGTTTAGCAGCAATAGGTATGTCACATGATACTCCCGCCTATAGTCCTTCTGCCACGATATCTTGTACCGCGGAGGATTGGGTAACTTATGGCACTTCATATTCTGCTAATACTGGTAGTGGAATGATTACTAGTTTTGAAGTAGTACCTGGATCATTATCTGCGATGAATGATTCAGCTTGTGATCGCTTTTATTGGAAACGTACAGCATAAAATAAAGAGAGCAACAGCTCTCTTTTATATTGCTCAGTTCTATGAAGTCTTTCTGATAAATCTCTACTTATCTTAAGAGAATAGGTTTCTAAGGAGGACTTGCAATGATTACTCGTGGAACAACACCATATCATAGTTTTATTCTTCCATTAACCACAGATCAAATTAATACTGTCTACATTACATATCTTCAAAACAACGAAGTAATTCTTGACAAATCTACAGAAGATATAATAATTGAAGACGTAATAGAAGACCTTGATAATGCTACAATGAATGAAGAAATTACAGAAGAGTTTATTCCTTCTGCTCAAATAACTCTTCATTTATCTCAAGAAGACACTCTTAAATTTCACTTCTATCCAGCGGCAGAAAAGAATATCGCAGTAGTTCAACTTAGAGTTTTAACTAATGATGGTGAAGCTTATGCCTCTGAGCCAATTCATGAACGTATCTATGGCGTTCTTAAAGAAGGGGTGATTGGATAATGAGTAATGAGGATAGAACTTTTAAGGTAAAATTCAACTCTATTCAGTCTAAACCAATAAAGGTTAAACTTAATAAAGTTGAATCTGTGGTAGATGTAAAAGGTGAATTTGATTCAAAACCTGCTGAAGATATATACTATGATGAAATAGTGTATTATGACGGAGGAGGAGTAGATGGATGGCTGTAAAAAAACGACATGTAAAGGCTATCATTCAATTCCGCCGCGGCACAGAAGCTGAATGGATAGAAAAGAACCCTTTATTAAGGGAAGGCGAACCGGCACTATCAATAGATAAAGATATGATTAAAGTGGGCGATGGCGCACATCATTGGTTAGATTTAAATTATTTAAACAGTGAAGAAACAGCTGATTATCTATCTTTATATAATCTGCCCTCTATTAATTCTGTAACATTAGAAGGAGATAAGTCTGGTTCAGAATTAGGTCTACAAGAAGAGATGAATTCTTTATCTGAGACCGATATTGATAGAATTATTTTTGGAGGGATTTAAAAAATGGCGGATAAATATTTAAATGACGTCGGTTTACGATATTTTTACGAAAGATTAAAAACTGTATTTGCCAACAAGGATGAGCTTGAAGATTTAGAAGAAAGAATTGAAGGTATTATTTCTGAAGGCGGAGAACCAAACTTAATTAATTATATTTCTGTAAATGGTAGTAGACTTACACCAGATGGTAGTAAAGAAGTTAGTCTCACAATACCTACTTCTACTTCACAGCTTACAAACAATGGCGATGGAACAAGCAATTTTGCTACTGAATCATATGTAACTCAAAACGGTGGTAAGATTGATACAATTAGCGTAAATAATACACAGCAAACAATTACAAATAAAAACGTTAATATTACTGTACCTACAGCAATGAGTCAGCTTACAAATGATGGTAACTATGTAACAGATTCATCATATGTCCACACCGATACAAACTACGCGGTCGCGGACAAGTCCAAAGTTGACAAGTTAGTATTTAATGGAAATGTACTTGATAGTTCTGTACTTCCTTCATTTGTAGACGATGTAGTAGAAGTATATCCAGTTGGAGCAACCGAACTTGCTTCAAATTGGTTTGCTCTTACAGCTGGTGGCGCACCAATTACGCCAGAATCTGGAAAGATTTATGTATTAATGGCAGATTCAACTAATTATTCAGCAAATTCACAATTTAGATATGGTGGAAGTACTTATGTAAAATTATCTGATGGTGGAGTAAGTGCGATTACTACAGCAGAAATTGATACAATTATGACACCAACACAAGGGAGTTAAAGGAGTAGAGAATGGATATAAAGTATTTGGATAAAGATGGGCTTGAATATTTTTATGATAAGCTTCAAAATGAATTTGCCCAAGCCTCTCATACTCATCCGATTGATTCAGCTATATCCAGTACTTCAATCAATCCATTAGAGAATAGGGCAATATATGCAGCCATTGCATCAGCCGTTGAGGCGGTAGAATTACATCGGCCTGAAATATATTTTAACACAACAGCTGGTTGGGCTGAACAAGGTAGTTTGGTTAGTCAAGCCAATACACTTTATATATATACAGATTATCAAGAAGATTCAGAAGGGAATTCAATTCCGGGTATTAAGATAGGTGATGGGAATGCTTATCTTATAGATAAACCTTTTCTTGATACAATTTATTATGAACACGTTAATGATACGGATATACATATAACTGCGGAAGAAAGAGAGTTCTGGAATAATAAAGTTAGATGTTATTATTCCCCACTTGATGATGAGACAGTTGTATTTACAACACGATAAAGGAGATTTTCAATGGCAGATATTAGTGTAATTAAGTTACCTTCTGGTAGTGATTATAATATTAAAGATGCCTGGGCCAGACAACAATTAGAAGCCATTACTGGTGGAAATGCATTGGTCTTTATAGGAGTCACAACAACTGCCTTATCAGATGGTAGTACCACAAGTCCAATCACAATTGACAGTGAAAATGTTACACCACAAACTGGTAATGTAGTATTTTATACTCCAACGGGCGAACCAACTCAAGAATTTATTTGGAATGGAACAAGTTGGCAATTATTTGGCGCGGCCGCAGACATTTTAGGAGCATTAGCATATAAAGATAGTGCGAGTGGTAAAGTAACTGCTACTGGTACAATTTCAACGCCTACTTTTACTGGTAGCTCAAGTGCAGTTACAATTACTGCAACAGATAATACAAGTGGTAATTATCAACCAAAAGGTTCAATTAGTGGTATTGCATGGACTGGTGCGAGTATGACCTCAACTGGTAAATTTACTCCAGCTGGTAGTGTAACTGTAGGAACAACTACTTCTACAGCAACAGTTTCTGCGGCGGCCTCAGGGACAACAACTTATACTCCAGGTGGTTCTGTTGGCACACCAACAATTTCTGTAAAAACTGCGGGTAGTACAACCACAATTAAAAATCCAACAAGTACGACATGCGCGAAAACAGTTGTAGCTCAAGCACCTAGTGCAACTTCACATCCATCAAATAATTTAACTTATTATGCGGTTGATGGAGAAACATTATCACTATATCAATTAGGTTATACAACTGGCGCGGCAATTACTACATCTGATGTAACAGTAAAAACTGGTGATGCTGCGTATGAATCTTCACAGCCAAGTTGGACCGGTACTGCAGTTCGACTTGTAACGGGTAATATTACTACTCCAACAGGTAGCGGAAGCTTTAGTGGTACTGAAGGTAATGTTAGTGTTAGTGGAACTACTACTGGTTCAATTAGTTCACAAGGTACATTTACTGGTACAAAAGCACAGCTTAGTGGTACTACAACTGCGGCTGGTAGTGTAAGTCAACCAACATTTACAGGTGATGAAAAGACTGTAACAGTTAGTTAGGGAGGTGATTTAAATGGCTAATTTAAGTGCTATTAAATTACCAAATGGAGATACTTATAATTTAAAAGATAGTGTAAGTGGTTATATTACTGCCTCAGCTATTCCAGTTAATTCTGTTAATTCAAAAACTGGAAACGTAGTCTTAACCGCCGAAGATGTGGGGGCTTTATCAAATAATGTTGTAGTTCCTACAATTAAACTTGTGAGGTGGTAATTATGGCAGTATATTTAGGTTCAAATAGAGTTTCATTTAAAGGGGGTACCTTCAATACTGATGGTACCTCCATTAATAATCAAAATAAAACCGTTACGCCAACAACGTCACAGCAAACTATAACAGCAGATTCTGGATATACTGGTCTTGGTACTGTAACAATTAATAGAATACCAACAAATTATATAATTCCTAGCGGTACACTTTCAGTTACTTCAAATGGCACTAAAGATGTTACCTCATATGCAAGTATTAATGTAAATGTACCAACCGGTAGTAGCATTATCAATCAAGATAAAACAATTGAGCCAAGTGAATCAGAACAATATATAACTGCTGATAGTGGATATACTGGTCTTGGTATGGTTACTGTTGAAGCTATTTCTAGTACGTATGTTGGTTCAAATATTACTCGCCAAGCTGCAAAGACAGTTACACCTACTACTTCTAGTCAAACAGCAGTAGGTAGTGGCATATATACTACTGGTGCAATTACGGTTGCTGCAATTCCATCAAGTTATATCATACCAAGTGGTAATAAAGAAATCACTTCAAATGGAACTAATATTGATGTTAGTTCATATGCTACGGTTAGTGTGGCTGTGTCAGGTGGTGGCACAACAATTAATAATCAAAATAAAACAGTAACTCCGTCAACTTCACAACAATCAGTAACTTATGATAGTGGTTATACTGGTTTGGGGACTGTTACTGTTAATGCAATGCCAACTGGTACAACTACTTCACCAACATCAATTAGCGGTACAAGTGCTACAGTATCAACCGGCACAAATACATTGACACTAACTAAAACGATTTCTGTGACTCCGCGCGTGACTACTGCGGGTTATGTAAGTGCTGGTACAGCTGGAAATTCTTCAGTTTCACTTACTGCAAGCGTTACAACTAAGGCGGCCGCGACAATTACACCGGGAACATCGAATCAAACAATTGCAAGTGGTACTTATCTAACAGGTACACAAACAATTTCGGGAGATGCTAATTTAGTCGCAGGCAACATTAAAAGCGGTACTTCAATTTTTGGAGTAACTGGTACTTATGAAGGCTCTGGTGGAGGAGGCGGTGGAGATACCGAAGGAGTACAAATAGGTACAAAGAGCGCAACCCGTACTTCAACCACTACATTACAATTTACGGGACTTTCTGGTCAACCAACATCGTTTTCTATAATTTCTGACGATGATATAGCTACTAACAATACACCGCAGGTTGCGGCAGTATCTTATGATGGTACTACATGTCATGGGCAAACAATTACTAATACAAATAATGCTCAAGTTTCATATACTAGTACTACTTTAACACAAAATTATTCCAATGGTACACTGACAATTACAGCTTCTGGAGCAGAATTTCCAAATGTATTATATAATTTAACTTATAGTTATAATGGTTCTTCTTCTGATGTTAGAACCGCTGATGTACAAGTTGGTTCTGGTGCAACAAGTATTACTTTTACTGGCTTGTCAGGTGAACCTTCATATTTTTCTTGTATTTTTAAATCTAATTTTAACACTTCAAGTGGCTATCAACGTGTTATTGCTGTTGCTAATAATGGTTCCAGTACTTATGGTTTAGAAATGGACTCTAGCGCGCATGCAGCTACACACTGGTCATATACATATAATAATGGTTCTTTAACTATTAATTCACAAAGTACTAATGTAGGTGGATATTTCCATCAACCAGGATATTATCAACTTACTTATGTGACTGGGAGAAGTAGTAGCTCAGAACAAATAGAGGTTGAATCTATTACCATTACGAATAATGGTACATATACTGCGCCAGCTGGTAAAGCATATAGTCCAGTAATAGTTAGTGTATCAAGCGGTGGTATGAATATACAAGCTTATCATGGTATGGCTTATGCTCGCGCGACTACTATGACCGCAACAGATGTTACATTAACTGTTAATACAACTGGAACCTATAAAATTTCATGGATGGGTTTTAGAAATACAACAAGTGGTACTTCTGGTTCTCAACTATATATAAATGGAACGGCATATGGAAATTCAAATACAACTTTTACAAGTAACTATGGTCAAAGCATAGTATTAACAGGAGTATCTTTATCAAAAAATGATGTTTTAGTAGTAAGGGCACAAGCTAGAAGTACTTCATATTATATGTATGTAGGAAATTTAATTATAGAACAAACGGCGTAATTGCCATTTGATTTAAAAGGAGAAATAAAATGGCAACAGAGACAACGTTAAATACATTAACAATAAATTATTTAACCCAAGCACAATTTGATGCTTTAGCTACAAAAGAAGCAAATGAAATTTATTTAACTCCAGACTCATCAATTACTACAGTAACAGCAGGTAGTGGACTAAGCGGTGGTGGTTCATCAGGTTCTGTTACTTTAAATCATAGTAATTCAGTTACTGCGAAAACGACTCAAGGTTTCTATCCAATTACTTTTGATGCCCAAGGACACATAACTGGAGCTGGAACAGCAATCACTCCAATAACTTCACATAATACTGCATATTTATATGCTGGCGCGTCCAATGGAACCGCTAATGCAGCTACCACTAATGGAAATACTTATCTAATTTTAATGGATGGTGGTTCGGCTACAACTCGTAGAAAAATTAGCGGAACGCAAAATGTATCTGTAACATCAGATTCAAGTGGTAACATTACAATCACTGGACCAAATTTATCTAGTTATGTCACATCTAGTGAAATACCGACCAAAACAAGTCAATTAACTAATGATAGTGGGTATATTACTAGTTATGTTAATACAGCAACCGCCGCAGATAATATTTTAGATGGGTCAAATAGTGGAACAGAAATTACTTATGCTCCATATACTTCAAGACAAACTGGATTAAGTTTTTATACGGGCACTACCGCTCCTAATGGTACTACTAGATTAAATCTAAATGGATACTTATATGCTACAAAATTATATAGTAACGGTTCAGAAGTATTAACTTCTTATACAGAAACTGACCCTACTGTGCCAAGCTGGGCAAAAGCTTCTTCTAAACCAACTTACACAGCCAGTGAAGTTGGTGCTTTACCAAGCACTACAACGATACCAACTAAGACTTCTCAATTAACCAATGATAGCGGCTTTATTACAAGCGATTCAGATGAAAATGTAAAAAATACTACCATAACAACCGCATCAACAATTTATTTGACTGGTAGCACAAGTTCTTCTACTGCTACTAGTGGATTAAGCAAACATGCAAGTGTTAACTTATATTTAACCGCTGATAGTAGTACAGATGGATATAGCCGTTTAACTTTAGGTAATAGTACAGCTACTGGTACAGCAGGAGCAAGATATGGACTTTTAAGATTGTATGGTAATACAGCTTATTATGTTGATATTAGGACAGAAAGCGGTCTTCCTACAGGAAGTAGAACAATATATCTACCAAGCTATGCAGGCTCAATGTATTTGACTTGTACTAGTACTACTAATGCAGTAGGTGGTGCTACAACAGCTCCAGTATACGTAGATGACACAGGAAGAATTCAGGCAGTAACTTCAATACCTTATAGTTTATTAACGGGAACTCCTACAATACCAGATGTAAGTGGGAAAATTGATACGGCCGGTTCTGGTCTTTCTAAGTCTGGTACAACATTAAACCATGCAAGTACAATAACTGCTGGAACTGTTGGTACTTCGAGCGCGACTTCTGGTATTACTTTAGCAGTACCATATGTAACTTACAATGGTACGGGTCATATTACCGCAACGGGTACTCATACTCATACAGTACCTACCGTTTCTACTACCGCAGCGGGTGTTATGAGTAAAGAAGATAAGATATATTTAAATAGTTTAGTTAATGCAATTAGTGCAAGTAGTACTATTCTTTATTTACAAACTGATAGCTCTACAACTGATAGTTCATTACTTACAGCAATAGATGATTTAGGTTGGACTTCAGATATAGTATCATAAATTATTTATTAGGAGGGAACAAATGAATAAAACAATCTATCGTCAATACGATAGCAGATGGTCAAGTCTTCCATATCCATATGGAAACTCAACAATGTATGGATGCGGTTGTGGTTGTGTATCTATCCTCCATTGTTTACTCGAAGTAGACAAATACAAAAAATACACCCCAAAAACTATTCAGCCATATATGAAACAATTTGCAGTATATGGTCAAGGTACACTCCATTCAGGCATACCAACCGCATTAAAACACTATGGATTTAAATCGGTTAAAGAATCCGGTACAATGGGTGAGCTTTGGAAAGAACTCGCCAAAGGTAATAGAGTTGGAGTTTTACTTTTCGGTTCAAGACGCGGTCCAGACGGAACTGTTTGGACAACTGGCGGTCATTTTATAGCTTTTGTTGGCTATAAAGTTAAAGATGGAAAACACTATTTATATTTAAAAGATTCTGGTGGCCGCAAACATGATGGATGGTATTGCTATGAAAAATCCATGAAGGGTGATGTATTAAGAGTTTGGAGTGCAGAAATACCAGTTATTAAAGCTGCTACTAAAACAACCGTAAAAACTCCAGTAGCTTATAGTGGTACTTATCCAACTTTATCATCTACAAGCAAAAAGAAAACTACCAATATCGGTTCTAAAATTGTAGCAAAAGCTACAGAATATTGTTGGCCAAAAGGCACACCAGAAAAGAAATGGGCCTATAAGACCGGCGCGGCAACTTCTGCATATAAAAAGGCATTAAAAAAATATTTGAATAAATCTTCAAAGATTACTCAATCAGATTGCGGATATTTCGTTTCAACTTGCGTGCGCGCGGCTGGTATTGATTCCAGTTTTATGGCATTGGCTTGGTCTAATAAACTTAAATCATGCTTTAAGGTTGTACAAAAAGGAAAAGCTGTAGATAAATCAAAGCTTTTACCTGGAGATATCATTCGCTATAAAAGAACTGATAAAAATTCAAATGGAACTTATAAGCAACATACACTAATGTTCTATGGAAATGGATGTATTGCAGAAGGTGGACGTGGGATTAGATTTCCTATTATTCGTAAAGATACAGAGAAATATAATGGAAAGAAAGTTAATAAATCTACCATTCAAGTTCTAAGACCGGTAAAAGTTACAACAGTTACTACAGTTAATCCATTAATAAAAGGTAATAAAGGTGATGAAGTTCTAAAATGGCAAAAATATTTAATTTGGTATTTTGGAAAGAAAGTTGTTGCCGAAGATGGAGATTTTGGAACATATACAGAACAGTATACAAAGAAATTCCAAGAAGAAAATAAGTTAACTGTTAATGGAAAAGTAGATGAAGCTACTTTAGCTAAAGCTAAAACAATTAAAAAATAGAAATTAAAACGACTAGGTTAAACCTAGTCGTTTTTTTATCGCTTATTAAATATTGTTGCCATTACTATTACTACAATTATAACTATTAAACATATCCCCAAATCAATCCAAGTAGGTAAGAAAACTAACCACCATGACCAATTTATTACTTTAGCTACTTTTAAAGCTATGAATACAACCTGTAGTAATCCGAAAAAACCAATTCCATTGTATACGTTTGAATTTTTGCTTTCTTTCATTTTAAACCTCTACTTTCGTTGAAGTGCTAGTTGTTGTATAAGAAGTGGCTGTATTTGGTGGATTACCAGTAGTATCACAGGTTACTTTATACCACCAATATGGATAAACTGGATAAGATGGATAAACTGGTGTTAGTTGTGGTCTACATCCACAATATTTTTGGTTGGGCGCGACACCACGACCACAAACTGGACAAATCCATCCATATATGCCAGTAACCGAATGTTGGCCACCTAAGTTAAATTTATAACTACTAGTGGTAGTGGTATTATTAGTTGTATCATTCTTTACTTCGTCCATGAAGCTCATTTCTATGTTCCTCCCAATATTTTTCGTTCATTCTATCCGCTCGCGCGGCTACTACGCAACTTGCATAACAAACTATCGCGCTGAAAGCAAATACAATTGCAATTATTATTGAAAATATCATAAATCAATCCTTTCTATTTTGTCTTTATAGATTGTACTTTACTCCAAAATGAATAATATTTTTTACCATCAACAGTTTTATAAGTACGAATACGTATATAATACTTCTTTTTTGATTTCAATTTTGTTAATTTATAACTTATATTGTCTTTTCCTTTTATTGTTTTATTTTTAGCTTTTTTAAAATTTTTATTTGTTGCATATTGAATTTGATAACCACTTGTTTTTAATTCTTGCTTTTTCCATTTAATGGTGAAGCCATTCTTTTTTGCTTTTACTGATTTTATTTCAGTACCTTTTGGAATTATTTTAAAGTATAAAGTCTTACTTCCACTATATGTTCCTTTACCCTTAATAACAATAGAAGCGATTCCAATTTTTATATTATTTTTATAAGTAACTGTGTAATCTTCTCCACTAAATAATTTTTCTCCATTACGAGAAACCGTAACAATTGGTTTAATTTGTTGCCCCGTATAAGTACTTTTAGTTTTAGCACTAATTTTTTGATAAACAATAGAATCAACTAAATTTTCCATATTTATAGTACCTTTTCCATAATAAATTTTTGGAGTATCAGGAATAGCACTTCTTTTTAATACAGATTCTATTTGTAAATAATTTTTATTTGGATACCTCATTTTCAATAAAGTAGCGCATGCAGATACATGAGGGACTGACATAGATGTACCAGAACGAATAATGTATTGTCCATCTTTTAAAGCACAACTTTTAATTCTTCCGCCTGGAGCCATAACATCTAATTTTTTCCCATAGTTTGAATAGTATTCAACTACTTGATCTTTATTAATTGCTCCTACTGTTATAACATTTTGAATATGAGCAGGACAAACATTATTTTTATCAATATCAACATCATCATTGCCAGCAGCACATACAACTATAACATTTTTATCAATAGCATTA